CTAAGAGTCCTCGGAATCTTCGTTTTCCTCCGGCCCCGGCAGCGCAGCTTGCATCACTGATATTTCGCCAGCCGTCGCTGCCGTCCGGTCGAGTGCCCGCGCCCTGAACAGGTGCCCGTAAACGTCCATCGTGAAGGCCACGCTCTCATGCCCCACCCACTGCGATATCTGCTTGATGTCCGCCCCTTCGTCGATCCAAAGCGAGACGGCGAAGTGGCGCAGCTTGTGGGGCGTATAGCGGGGATCGCCAGCGTCATCGACCAGACCGAGTCGCTTTTGCAGGGGGTTAAATTGCAGTCGAAGCGCGTTCGACAGACTGATAAGAGGCGGCTTTCCCTCCGCCGTCTGCTCTCCCTTGGTCGCGAACACGAGGTCATGGGCGTTCCATACCCATCGCTCGTGCCAATCCCGCAACATACCGGCCAGGATGTCGCCGATCGGCACGCGCCGCACCGCAGCCGCTGTCTTGACCGGTCCAAGGTTTCCGAACCCGTCCGCCGCCGTGCGAACGTCGATGAAGCCTGCGTCGAAGTTGACCGCCGCCCAGGTCAGACCGCGCGCCTCTCCCGGACGCAGGCCAGCGAACGCGATGCACGCCATCCACGGCTGAAGCCACTTCGCCGCAGACACTGGGCCGCCGCCTGTCTTCCACACGCGCCCCGGGTCAGCACCCTCGATCAGGAGTTTGACGTCGGATCGCTCTGGGATGACGGCAGACGATCGTGCCGTCCGGTCCTCGATATCCTTGCGGCGGACGCGGCGGCGGGATTTCAGCGACCGAACCGGGTTGAACGCGGCTCGGCCCGTCCTGACCGCCTCGTCGATGATCGTCCCGAGCGTCTGTTTCGCCCGATTGATCGTGTCGTCGCTGCGCCCGCTCTCGCGCAAGTCGTCGAGATAGCCCTGAACCGTCGCCGGGGCGATCATCGTGAGGCGTTTGTCGGCCAGGAACGGCGCGACATGGTTCTTGTAATACAGCGTGTGCCCCTTAACGGTGGATGGGGCCGCGCCATCAGCCTCGATTGCGGCGATGAAAAGTTCATAGGCAGCCTGCACGGTGACAGTCGCGCTGTTGGCAACGTGCTTTCCCTGCTGGATCTGCGCCTGCACTTCGGAGAACCGAGCATCGGCAGCTTTCTTGGTGGAGAACGCCTCCTGGTGGCGCTTTCCTGCCGCATCTTTATAATCACAGACCCATCCCGGCTTTCCATCCTTCGGGGTATATGATGATTTCCGAACCGGCATGGCGGTCCCTTGCAAAAAGACGAATGGTCGGAGGATAACACGACATGACCGACGCGACACATAGCTCTGATAGCCTCGCCCCGATCCGGGCAGTGTCGCCCCAGGCTGCGGACGACATAGAATTATTCACCGGCCCGATTGCCTACGCCTGCGGAATCCTGAAGGCAATCGCCGACACTGAGCCAGACCCGACCAAAGTGGCGATCATCCGTCGGCACATGAATAATCTGCTCGCAGATGCCGAGCGCCTTGCCACTATCATCGCCCAAAGAAATAGGCTCCCCACGATATGACCGCCCCCAGCATCACCCCCTTACCGACGCCGACCTATGCGAGATCGAGTCGCGGGCAAAGATCGCCGCAAAATCATGCTGCTCCATGGAATATTTCGGCCCAGACGAAGGTGATATGATCGAGGAATCGATTGATGATATCGCCCGGCTTTTGGCCGAGGTTCGGCGGTTGCGCGCCGCGCTCGATGTGCGCGACCAGGAGATTGTTGACGCCTGAAGTGATCTGCGGAACGTAAATCAATAGGAGAAACCAATGTCTCTATTCGGACTTAGCCGCTTCGACGTTCAGTCCGTCCTCTCGATCATCGCCCTTGGCCCCGATGCCGTGCGCGAATTTCTGGCGATAGACGATGACGCGGGACAACGGGCGTTCGCGGTCAAATGGTTCGGGAAGGACAACCCGACGGCGGCTGAGGCGCGCAAGGTGGGCCTTGACCGGATGGTTGCGACTGGCACGGGCGGCAACGTATAATTCCGGCGTGGGCGGCGGCACGGAAGGACGTGCGGTGATATTGACGTGATCCGCTGAGGAGTAACCCCGTGAAACGCGGAAGCCGGTATCAAGCCCGGCCAGCCCACTACCCCACCCGGCCGGGGACGATAGGCCGGAGAATTTCACGCCGACAGGCGTGACAGGACGGCCATTGCAGCCCAAATACGTCGGCAAGCCCGATAGGACCACAATGGACCTGATCTGGCATCACACTTTCTGCCGAGAGGCAGTCGAGAGTTGGGCGGACGGACAAGGCTTAGGCCCGTGATCCGGCGGACGTTGCGGGAGCCGAAAGGCGATTAACCGCCGACCATGCCGAGTAGCCGGGGTGGGAAGCGAGTGGTCCAGCCCATCCTACCAAGGGGGTGTAGCCCCCGTCAGCCCGAGGCGGACACCCACGGTGCGAGCCTCGGGCACTCCATTAACAGGGGATCAACAATGGCTGACATCAGAAATTGCCCCAAGTGCGGCTGCCCTCTCACCGAAAGCCTGATCCGCTGCAAATGCGGATGGGAATACGATGTCCATATCAGGTTCAAAGATACCGGCGAAATCACCTCTCTTCGGACTGAACTCGACAGTGCAACGAAAGCCATGTTCCCCGAAACTTGATGTCCAGAAAAAGAGAGACGATCGACCCCATGTCAGAGGCTATCGATCTGGCGCGGTGGATTGCCCATGAGCGCGGCATGGGGGCCGATCCGAGCGGGTGGTTTCGGGCGGAATAGGTGTGGAAATTGGCAGACGCGGTGATCGCCTTGCTTCCAGAATCACAAAAGCCGCCGACCCCGTGAAGGGCCGGCGGCTGGTGACTATTCGGCGGATGGCCGTCAGGGGCTGGTGACTATCCGAGCCGCGCCCGCAACTCGGCCTCCAGGGCGTGAAGTGCATCCCAGTCGGCGTTGGTCGGGCCGTCGGTGCGGCTGGCCGCCGCCTCGACCCGGGCGACGAACGCGGCGAAGTCCTGGCCCGCCTGGATCACCAGCGGGGCCAGCTTGAGCGCGGCGAGAACGATATCCATCACTTGGTCACTCCATAGAGGGTGAGAATCTTCGCTGCCGCCGTTACCGCGTTCTGAGCGGAAGCGATCGCGGCGGATGCATCCAGATCGGGATGCTGACGTACCGTCGCTTCAGCAGCGTCGAGCGTCGCCAGGACGGCGGCATCGGCCCGGCGGATCTCGGCCACCGCGTCCGGGTCGGAGCATTCGACCTCAGCCGGGCAGCGGGGCAGGGAGGCATAGGCCACGGCAGGCGTCAGGATCGTCGCATCATAGGCGGCGCGGATGTCGTAGACGGTCTGGGCCGGGGTCGTGGGCGCGATGATCGAGCACGCGGCGAGCAGACCCGAGACGATCAGGGTGCAAGCGAGAGCATAAAGTCGCATGGTCATTTCTCCTCGGCCAGGGAATAGCCCGCCTCGAAAGCCGCCTTGGGGCTGATCGAGAGGTAGCCATCGGGCCGGTATTTCACGAGATAGTCGCCAGCCACGGGGAGGTAGCGGGCGACAGCCTCGACCGGAAGGGCGTGAACGTCGCCGCCCTCGACGGTGATGTTGATGAAATCATGATCCTCGGCATGGAATTCCGAGCCGACTTCAATGATCGGAGCGGCCTCGACCAGCTTGTGGCACTGGTAAACACGCATCTGGAATGCTCCTTACCGGGTGGTGAAGGTGGGCTCGCCGAGAACGGCGGACACGGCGGACGGGGCGCCAGTCTCCACCTCGAAAGCAGCCGATCCACCAGCCCAAGTCGCAGTGATCGTGTCAGAGCCGTCGGCACCGGTCGGGGTGATGGTCAGGTGCGTGCCGTCCCAGGCCAGCGAGACAAGGCCGGAAGCGGCGGAGAAGGTCGCCTCGGCCGGGGAGGAGACCGGGCGACCAACCTGATCGGTGAAGGCCACGGGGACGACGGCGACGGCATCGACGGGAATGAACGTGGCGGGCATGGGGATGTCTCCAGTGCTGGAAATCAGGCGGCCGGGTCCGAAGCGCGCGGCGACGGCCCGGCCGAGGGAGGGTTTTCGGGATACAGGAAGGCGATCAGGGCGACCGCCATCGGCCAGACGAGCGACAGCCAGAGGTCAATGCCGCCCGGTTGCCACGCAATGGGGTTGCTGGCGACCGTGGCGAGGGCGGTGATGGCTGCCGTGGTCGCGTGCTGCGACGATCGCTCCGGCAGCCGGGCAGAAAGGTATGCGGGCACGGGTCCTCACTCCGCCGGGGTGAAGTCGAGGTAATATTCCTTGCCCTGTTCGAACTGGTCGTAGGCCACCTTGTTGCGAATGGTCATCGTCAGGCTGGCGGAGGGCGTCCACTTGCCGAAGATGCGGTTTTCCGGGTGCTCGTCTTCACCTTCGGCGTTGAAATTGCCGCATACTGCCGAAAACGACAGAGCGGCCTCTTCGTCGAACCCCTCCTGGCTGGAGGGGCGAACGATTTTGGCAGTGCAAGCAAATTTGGCGCGAACAGTCATGATGAGGCCTTTCGAGCATGAAAAAGCCGCCTCGGACGATCCGGGCGGCGGGGAACTGTTTCAAGAATTGAAAGAGTTGGTCAGAGGTGCCCATCAGGCGTGACGAACAGGTCCCGCTCGGCCTTGCGACGGCGCACCAGACCGTCCAGGACCGCACCACCAGCCTTGTTCCAGCGGGCGAATTCGTCGGCGGCCTGGGCCGGGTGGCCGGTGTTCATCAGGCGCAGCAGGGTCGAACTGCTCAGGTTTCCGGTCCCGACATTGAAGGCAAAGCTGGTCAGCGCCCCGATCTGGTTTTCGCTGGCCTCGACCAGGACGAGCCGGCGAACAACGCCCTCGGTCGCGGCGGCGTCGCTGGCAAGCCATGCTTCGGCCTGGGCGGCGGCGCAGGTGTCGCCCTGTTTGACGCCTGCCGTGTGTCCGTAGCCGATGGTCCAGGGCTTTCCCCGCTTGGCCGGATCGGGATCGTGCGCGGTTCCGGGATCGGGATACGCTTTCAGCCGCAATCCCTCGAACTGGCGGATAATCCCGAGGGCGGCGATGAGGGCGGGGCTCATGATCCACCTCCCCAGCGCCGGGCCAGCGACCACAGCCGCACCAGCACAAGAATCGCGCCGCCGATCAGCATTACTTCTTGCAAGGCGGCATTCAGGACGGAGAGCCAGAGCGGGGTCGTCAATGCCCCCGCACCGATGGCGAAATCGAGGTCACGGTCAGGCGGCATATCAGATCCTTTCGGGCATGAAAAAACCGCCTCCGTGGACCGGGGCGGCAAAAAATTGGGCAAAGTCGCCCTGGTGTTGTGCAGTGCAGGATCAGGCGATCAGTTTGGCCCGTAGCGCCGCCGCCTCGGTGTCCAGGCTGGCAAGCTTATCGCGGTCGGATTGGGTCGCGGTCCCGGCGGCAATCGCTCGGAGTGGCCGTACCGTCGCCGCGTCGAGAGCGGCGAGTTGGGCGATGATAGGACCGTTGATCCGGACCTTGCGGTCCTCGTCAGTTTCCGCCGGACTGATCCGATCGACGAGGATCGGCTTCCCCGCGTCGTCGGCGGCGATGGCTTTTCCGGCGTCCTGACCGGTAAGCAAGTCCTGGTAACTGATAGCCCATTTCGACTCATCAACTGCGTCAGCGGGGACATTGTCGCCGTGGATGTTGGGGTCGTAAAACCCCCTGGTTGACTTTGAGTACAGCATCATTAATTCCCCCTTGATTCCCAGAAGATAATAGGGGTCCAACCTGTCCAGGGACTAATTACTGCTACAGTAAACGCCCCCCTATTCTCACCATCAACATATACTGAGGTGCTAAAATTTAAAGTTGCCGGGTTTCCAATGCCAGAAAGATACGCCGAGTTACCGAATAACGATCCAATGACACTGAAGTGGTGCGTTGGATAAGTTGTCGGGAGTGTTACAATATAATATGTAGTATACCAAGTAATTCCGCCAATTGTTTGAGGGTTAGTTGCGGTAGTTGCGCTTAAAGTCGTCAACCCGCCTTGTTTGATAAGCCCGCTGGGGAACTTCTGGTACCCGGAGTACAGCACCGTGCCTGTCATCTGTGAGGCTTGAACTGCTGTATCCGCCTTCGCGCCCTGAGCCGCAGTCGCAAAGTCGGTTGCTGCGTGGGTCGCCGCCGATCCAAAACTTAGTAACGCCGCCAGCATGTCATTCTGTGCTTGCTTTGCCTCACCATTCGTGCGGGCGGGATTGGTAAAATAGCCTGAGGCAGGGAGCGCCATGTCAGTGCCCTTTCATGTCCTTAATGTCGATAGTGGCTGCGCATGCGGCTCCAGCCGCGTTAACCGCGCGCAACAGCGGGCCAAGAGTTGGATTTTTATCGACGATCAAAATGGCAATGGCGCCGTTGCCATCGTCCTGAATCGTAATCTCCCCGAGGTAATCGATTGCCCGGTAAGTCTTGGTGATTGGAACCCGGCGTCCTCCGACAGGAATAACCAAGTCCTCAAAGCTTTCGACGATATCCGGCACATCGACGATTACGGATAGGGAAGAGATAACCCCTTCTGTCGCCCCCGCCTCGGTAATAACCCGGAGATAATACGGCTGGTGTGTCACGGTCATTGACCCGGGCCATGGTGACCAGGAGGACATATCTCCCAAGTATGGCGCATCGTCTTCTGGCAGGTACGCGCTATCGTTACCTTGCATATATAATCCGCTATTATGCTGGCGTATTAGGACCTGCCACCCCTCCCCGTTAATGACGGCGGGAATCGTCATCGAGCCAGGTGTAAAATCTATGGGCGGAGTGACAGTCAGGTCGTAAACCATTCGTCTATACGCCAGTGGCAGGTAGGCGAAGCCGGCCTGAGGAAGATAAAGCGCGCTGTCGTCAGCCAGATAAGCTTCTCCGGTGTCGCGGGAGACAACGCGCCCACTGACGACGGATCCATTGGCGATAGTCCCTGCCCATCCGGCGGCGGCATCGTCATAGGTCCAGACGATATTCGCCACCGACGGCTCGCCCATGCCGACCGTCAGGAAGGCAGAACCGACCGACAGATTCCCCGACGAATCGACTGATCGGACCATAATCGTCCGCTCGCCTGACCCAAATTGGGTCAGGTCAATCTCGCGGGCGGTGACGACAGCGCCGTCGGTCGGCCAGTCCATCCCTTGCGCCCAATTCCGCGTGCGACCGGCAAGGTGGCGGATGCGGCTGCCGGCCAGATCGGCGGGCGGGTCTGGGATTTCCCAATAGGCCCGGTCGTCCCGGCGAAAAAGATTGACGGGGTTGGGCGGCGGATCGCGGCCCGTGATGAGATACGAATAGGCTGGGACGTCGGCAATACCCTGGAGTCCGCCGCCGTGCGCGTTGAACCCCAGGATCTTGATGCTGACCCATGTGCCGATCATGTCGGCGGTGAACGGCAATTTGAAAATAGAGCCATCAAGCCGGGCGAACCGTGTCCCGGCGGCGTGCGACGTCACCGGGGTCCGATAGGCCCCGCGCCGCAAATAGGACAGGCTATAGGCCGAGGACCCGGTCAAGGTAGCGTCTCGATAAGAGATCAGTTCGCCATCGACCCAGCAGAGGGTGGTGTAAAGGTCGGCGTCAGCCTTAGTGCCCGAGAGCATTACCGCCCGGCTTTCGGACAGATCGACCGATAGCGACGACGCCGTGTCTGGATCGGAGCCAGCACCGACCGGAGCGGTCAAGACGCCAGTGCGGGCGCTGCCGTTGATGGTCCCAACACGCTTATAGCTGTCCCCATCGATCGACAGCCAGACTTGGCAGCCGCCCCAGGATGGGTCCCGGCTGCTGATCGCCGCCCAAATTTCCAAACGGCTGGCCGCATTCGCCAGTTCATAAGGGGCCTCAAAGATAATCGGCGGATTGCTCGGGCCGGACGGCGGAGCGTTGAAATCAGACCGATATCCGCCGATATCCGCTATCGGACGCGATACCATCGCCCCGACGCAGCCTGGGATATCTTCGGCGCTGATCGAAAACGAATAAGCGTCGTCCTCGGTGATCTCTTTAGCGCGGACGGGGAAATTCACGAGGCCCTGGGCCGGATCGTTAATCCAGACGATATCCATCGGTTCCAGGAACGCGCCGACCGGCCCGACGCCGAATTCGTATTTTGATGTGACCGCTAGGTCGCGGCCCTGGACGAGGTCAGCGACATGCTGCGCAATTTCCGCTGTCGGCAAGAAATGAGCGCTGATCGAACTACCCGGCCGCAGGCCGTAGGTCGCCATGTGGCCGTCATCGGTCGCAGTGACGGTCGCGACGTTATAGGCATTCGCGCGATTGTGGTATTCAACGGTCAGGTAATTGGCGAGGTCGGCCGGGTCTTTCCGTGTGACCTTGATTGGCGTCTCGCCTTCGCTTTGAGCCGGGCGAAGCATGGTCTCATCGATGATGAGGGCTGGGGTCAAGTCGGGGACGTAATCCCAGATGATCTGATCCGCATACGGGATGATCTTGAGTTTGTCGCCCGACCACACGGCCTCAGACAGTGTCGCCTTCGTGTAATCCTGAATGATCTCGCGGCCAGAGCGGGCGTCCGTGAGCGCATCACTCATCACAAAGCCTTGGGCCGCGCACCACGCCGCGTAATCCGACATGTCGGCCATGATTCCGGTGAGGCCGCAGCCCCAGCCGGGGTCCTCGATCACCAGCTTGATAGCCTCTGCGAACGAGATATCGTAAGCGCCGGAAAGGTCGGTGTTGACCGGAGTCCCAAGCCCGCGCACCTCCCAGTTCCAAGCGGGGAGCCCGGAACTGGTTCCGAGATTCGCAGCAGCAACTCCAACATAGGCCAGTCCGGAATAGGCCAGCGTTTCCGGACCGGGATGCGCCGACACCAACCACGGCCAGAACATTTGCCCAACGCTGCCGGTCGCGACGTGGACCAACGCCCCGATACCGGATAACGCAACCTCCGAATCCTGGGCCCAGACCTTGCCGATTCCCTGAATGGGGCCGACGCCCAGTCCGACCATTGTCGAGGCGGTATAGGTATAACTGGTCGAGGTGGTATCGCTCGAACCACCCCCGCCGCCACCCTTGCCACCTCCACCGCCGCCGCTTGATGTCGTGGTGGTATGGGCGACCGCCTGGAAATCGCTGTACCAGATCAAATTTCCTGCGACGCGCTTCGTCCCCAAAATGACAGAGACGACCTTGCCCGCGCTCGACGATTGAACCTGAAGCGCCGTTTCATGCGGAGTCGTCGCTGCTTCCGGCTGCGTCGTCTGCCCGCCACCGCCGAAGATGCTCATTTGGCGGACCAAATTTTCAGGCGATAGAACCGGCGTTCACGAGGGTTTCCGGATCGGTCGAGCGCAACTTCCGGGCCTTCACCAGACGATTCGGTGACGCCAAGACCCTTGATCGCGTGAACGACCATCGGCCATTCGGTGACGATCGCTCCGTGCGCGAAGGCGCGGCCGAACCGGTACATCACGAGGTCGCCGGGCAGCGGAGGGCCATCAATCTGAACGGCATATTGCTCGACGGCGGCGAGATAGCGCTCTTCGTCGCGGTGTAAATGCCAATCGGGCGGGTAATAGGGCGGGTCTTGATGCGGGATCAGGCCAACCGCCTCATAGACCTCGGCGGGCAGCATCGCGCAATCGGCACCGGCCCCTTTGATCCGGCCCCGCTCATGATAGGGCGTGCGAATCCACGAGCGCGCCTCGGCCACCACCGCGGCCCGCTGGCTCTGTTCCAGATCGGTCATGATGGGAAAGCCTTTAGTAGGCGGTCTCAGGCGACGGGATATAGGGCATCCCGCCGTAATGGAGGTCATACGCGGCGCCGTAAAACCGCTGGCAGCCGCCGCTGCCCGTGGTTTTGTTGCACCCGGGTAAGAGCGCGCAGGTATCGCCAAATGCCGGCGCCCAGGGCAGCGGCGTCTTCAGCAGCATTATCCCGTTGCCGTAATATGCCCTGATCGTCCGGCGGAAAGTGGCGTCGGCTCCGCTGGTCAAGACCAAAGTCCCCCCGACCCATGACCCATCATAGGCGTCCGTCGCGACCGCGCCGTTGGTCGATCCCGGCATTACAGTGCAGGAGTAGGCAAAATCAGCAACATTGACCCCGCATGACAGATCGCCCAGCACGAAGCGGCAGCCTGCGCCGTAGACCTTCCAGGGGATTTGCAAGTCCAGCCGCTTCAACGGCGAGTTCACCGTCAGCACCGCCTTGGCGGCGAAGGCGTCGAGATCGCCGACAAAGCCGGTGAACCGCAGCATCGTTCCGACCAGTGCGGGCGGATAGGCAAGGTCGTAATAGGCCCACTCCAGCCGCACTGCAGCGCCATCGAATAGGCCGACCCGGATGGCCTGACGGAGCGGAATGCCGCCGATGAGCATTTCGTTCGCCGCATCGGTCGATATCGTGACCTGCTGCGTTGCCGTCTCCAGCCCGGTCGTCAATTTGCACTTGTCGCGCGTGATCCGGATTACGGACGAATAGGTCTGTCCACCGACGGTCAGGTCGATATCAGCCGACGTCCAGTGCAAAGTGATCCCGATCGGCAGAGAAAACGTCCACAGGTCAAACACCCGGTGAGGACGGCGGCCAGTCAGCATGCTCTTGAGGGCGGGGGCGATATCAATCATCGGACACTCACAAAGGTGCATTGCTGGAGTTCCCAGAGCTTTGCGGCGAACTGGTTGAACTCTGCCATATCCATATCGAAGCGAACTCGCCAGTAATATGACAAATCGGCAGAAATTAACGCTCCGTTAGAAGGGGGTGACACAAAATAAATCTGACCAGAACCTAACGGCCACCATCCGCTTGTCTGCCTTTCGCCATTAATATAAATCGTTGGGATTCCATTAAGTTCCTTTATCGGTTCTGAAAATCCTCCCATAGTCCGGCTTGACTGGAATATTGTCGTCACTCCGTTCCCAATACCGATGGTCTGATTAACGACGGAGCAGTCGTCCGGGTCGCGAAGGAGGAAGTCGTCGAGCTTGCCCTGCCGCGACAGGAAGAAGCCAAGCAGGGTGTGCAACTCAGCGGTCGCGTCGTCTCGCAGCAACTCATAGGTCAGCGTCCAGTGCCATAGCGGATAGACCCAGTTTCCGATCCGCGTTTCGCCGCCGTCCGCACCCTTGACGATGGTGGTCGAGAACTCGGGAGAGCGCTTGATGTCCCACGTCAGGCCGGGCAGCGTCGGGAAGACCGCGTTCGACATGCTGGCGTGGCTCCAAAAGAAAAGGCCACCCGGGGGCGGCCTTTATTGATTCGACGTGGCGAAAGTCATGCTGCCCGGCTGATCTTCCGCCTGGAGACGACGCGACAAGCCGAGAGCTTGTCAGCAAGGATGATCTGGACCGGGAAAGCGCCATTATCCGGACTGACTTCGGCACCAAGATCGCCGAGGCCAAGGCCGATCTGACCAAGACGATCCTCGGTGCCGTCGTCGTTAACACCGCCCTGGTGCTCGGCGCGATGTTCGGTCTCGCCAAGCTGCTGGGGCATTGAGCCATTAAATTGATTAGCCCGCTACCTTCGACGTTTTGAACGGTGGATCAGCATGCCATCGCGTTAAAACGTCCATGTCCACCAGTTCGAGAGTTGACGATTTTTCTGCGGAATTCACCGCATCCGCAGTGAACCTTGATGTCGTGACCAGATAGCCGCGCGCCGCTCCGTTTTCCTCAATCACCCCCTTGAACTCGCGAACAGCCGGACCCCCAATTGGATTGTCGGGCGCATACCGCTTGCACTGGATGACGATCAGTCCATCAACGCCCCGTGCGAACCCATCAACCCCGAAGTCGTTCGACTTTCGCGTCACCCAGGCTTCCATCCCGGCGACGCTGAAAAAACTGACGACATGTCGTTCGAAATCGAACGGGTCCATCTCCAACAGCTTTTGGCGAAGCTTGTCGTCGGCCTGGGGCATCTTGAGCCGCTTCGACTCGGTCGGATCGTCTCTCATCGCGGCTTTCATCGCCGCACTGACGCGCCGAGAAATTTCGTCTTCAGCGATGATTCCGAGGATGCTCATTACGAGCGGTGCCGAGTCCTTGTGAGTTGTGAAGCTTTCCAGAACGGCCGTGATACCGGCGGTCCCCAGGAAGATCAACAGCAGCACGGGAAGGCCGATAGCACCTCCGATGGCGGCCACGCCTGCGCCCTGTCCGCCGACGAACGGCGCTGCGAACAGCGTTATAGGGATGGCGATCTTCACCGGAAGCGGCAGGTCGGCGTTTTTGTAGTTCTTGACAGTCTCGACGACGCTGTGGGCGAAGACCTTGACCGTCTTTCGAGTATCCATCAGCCCGTAAAGTGTCGTGAACTTCTCTCTCTTCGTTCCGTCTCCGGCTAGGATATCCCGCGATCTGACAAGCCAGTCCGCGATTTCGCGCCGGTCATCCTCGTTCGATACTCCGCTGATCGCGCGCGAAAACACACGGATCAGCCATTCGCGAATTCTGCCGCTCACCCTTTCGCTGGTCATTCCCCAAGGCCGCCCGCCTTGCCGGTCACACGACCCTTTCCAACTTCCTTCACGATACCGTCCTGTCTAAACCTGACCGTGAGGGTGTGCTTTTCGACGTCAGCGGAGGCAAAAAGCCCTGCGATTGGGACGAATTGAGCGGGATTTGATCTGTACGAAGAAAACTCATATTCCCAAGTTTCTTCTCCGCTGTCAGAGAATATTACCTTAGACGGTTCTCCAACAATTGCCCTTGCCTGATCTTTGGTTGTTTCCCCCGCTTTTATTTTTGCTACATTATTGTTATCGACAATCTGTTTATTTCCGACGTTGGCACACCCTGCCAGACTCAACGCCACAATCGCCGCCGCGATCACTTCCCGCATCATCCATACCCCTTCAGTTGCAACAAGGACATCCTGCCGCAGCCGAGGGGGAGAGTCATCATTTGCGAGTATGCTTTATGGCGGCCAAGGCATCGGCGTGGCCGTCCTTGACCGCTTTGGCAAAAGCCGATCCGACTGCGCCGGGGTTGTCGAGCAGCACTCGCTTGACTGAAGCGCCGTCAATTGCCGAGACGGTCACCGGGGCTGAAATATGGTAGGTGTCTCCCCCCCTCACCGTGCCGCTCGCATTTTCGTTCGTGGCAAAATTAGCCGCTGGAGACTGGCGGATAAAATCGGGCAGCCCAAAGCGGGGCATAGTGACGCCAGCCGAGACGCCATAGTTCGGTACTTTGGGTGACGCACCGCCATCGAGCAGCATGGCGCGAAGCGGAGTGGCAAACTTTGCGGGGAGGACCATTTCCTGCTTGTGAAGAATGGCGGGGTGCCCATCGCCTGGGACTTCATCCCACCCCCCCTCTGCAAACGCCGCTACGGCGGCAAAAGCCGTCGCCGCTGCAATCGGGGCCATGATCCAGCCGACAAAGGGAATTGCCGAGACATTGGCATAGACGTTCGCCGCTGCTTCCCCCGCGTCCGACAACACCAACGGGGCCGTGATGGCTTTCTTCTCAGCGGCGGCGCCGGCCGATGCGGCAGCCCTGGTACTTTCCCCGGCGATTGTGGCACCGGTTTTTGCCGTTTCAAACCCAAACCACTCGGCCACCGTTGATGCCATCTGAGCAATGGAGCTTTGCCCCTCGGTGGAGCCGACCGCATTCCTGGCTGCCGTTCCTGTCACCGCCGCCCCCGTCTTGGCGGACTCAGTCGCTGCTGCTTGGGCGACTTCTCGCGTCGCGAACAGCTTGTCGTATGCCGCCATCAGGACGTGCTTTTGCAGCCAATCCGTCGCCACCTTGACGCCCATGTTCGCGTAACTGATCGCGATTGACTGGGCGGCACGGTTGGCAAGCTGCTGCCGGGTCAGGGTGCCCTGAATGAAACCCTGGGTCATCTGCTGCGTTGCCGACGTGAATGGCGCGACGACGGCATTGATCTCGGCCACCCGGTTCAGCGATTCTTGGTGGTCAATCTGCTTCATCTGAAGCGCGCGTCGCTGCTCCAGATCAACCAATTGATTTGCAACCCGGGCTTGGGCTGTTTCATCCTGTCCGGCGAGTTGAAGTTTCTTATCGAGCAAGTCGCGCTCGATCTGATATTTTTCCTGGGCAATAGCGCGGGCGGATGCGATTTCCTGCGATCCGTCGATGGTGCCCATCGACTTCCCGAAGCTGACGTCCTTCTGCCGGGAATCGACATTGAAATTGGCTTGGCTCGCCAGCCCCTCGGCCTCAATCAGAGCAAGTTCCTTCGCCGCCTTCTGGCGCTCCAGTGCAGCGGCGTTCCGGTCCTTCGCCCGCTGGGCTTCCTGCTCGGCCATCAACTGGGTGATGGCTTCCTCCGCCTTGCGGACCTCCTCGATATTCGACGAATCGTGGGTCTTCAGATCGGCGAGGCGCTGTTGCGCTGCGGACAGTTTGATCGCCCGCTTCCGGTCCTCGATATCGACGGCCCGGGTCAGTTCGTCGGCGGCAGAAATCTCGCCCATGGCCCGCTGCTGCGCCAGGGTATCGCGCTCGGCATCCAGGCTGGAGAGGGAAATCTTCGCCGCCGCTTCCGCCGCATCCTGTTTGATCCGGGCCGTCTGCTGCCCGGCCTCCCGCTCGGCCTGCTGGACTTTGACCATCTCGGCCAGATACTCGACCGAATCGTCACCTTTGGCGGCGCGGACGGCCTCGGCAATCTCGCGCTGCTTGGCGACCTTGGCCGCGCCATTCTTGGCGACTTCCTGTTCCTCGGCCCGCAGCTTCAGGACGGTGGCCTGCAATGACCGATCGGCCTCGGCCTTGTCGAGCGCGGCGATCTGGTCGCGGACCTGCCGATAGAGGGATGCATCCTCCTCGGCAATCTCCAGTTTCGACGCCCAATACGCCCGCTCGCCCGCCTTGGCGACATCGGACGCAGAGGCGACCTCGTCTTTCCATTGCTCGCGCCAATTCGCCATGTCACCGCCCTGGTTCTGGGCGGCGAATATCTGCGCGTTGACGGCGGATCGCCGGGGATCAAGCCGTTCGGCCGGCTCGGGCCGGGTGTCCTTAGGTAATTCGGGGACGACAAGCGGCTTCACCATCCCTTGGAGAGGGATGATCTTCTCCGCGATAACCCGGCCATAATCCTCGGCAGTCTGGATCATCCCATTCCAGACGTTGGAAATTTCCTCCCCGACCGACTGGTTGGTGTTGCCCATCTCACGCCACGCCACAGCGATGTGCGACAGTGCGTATTCCTGTTTCGCTTTGAACTCGTCCGTGCGGGTAACCAACGCATCAATTCGCTCAATCACCTGTTCCCAATAGGTCTTGTGTTCGGCAATCTTGGCGTTGCTAGCGGCGATCGTCGCGGCAAGGACAGCCGCAATCCGATCCGTTTCTGTGAAGGAGTGCGACGCTTCGGCCCCGCCGTCGGCGATGCCCTTGAGCCATTTGACGCCATCAGTCCCGAGGACTGACAGCACATCACGAGTTTTTGCCGCACCGTCGCGAACGGTATTCATCCGCTCAGCGAACTTGTCCAACGCTTCGGGGGCGGTCAGGCCGTCGAGGCTGCCGATATAGGACCGCAAGACGTCGCGGGCCTCGGCTGTTTTCTCATTTCCAACCGTCAGCACCTCGATCATGCGGCGCAGACCGGAGGTTGCCTGCTCGGTCGAGACGTCGTAGTCGGAGGCGATCTCAGCGACGTGAGCCAGCGCATCGGCCTGCGCGCCCAATTCGAGAGCAAGAACCCGGTGCGCCTCGGCGGCATCCAGCGCGCCCTGGGCGAACTGCTCCTCCAGCCCGGTCGCGCCGCTTATATCGGACACCCAATCCTTGGCGGCAACCCCCGCGTCGTAAAGCTGTTCGGCGATATAGGAGATGGCCTGGACGGACGCATAGGTCGCAGCAGCCAGCCCGGCCAGAGCGACGCCCGCAGCGACATAATAGGCCGTGTTCGAGCTTTCGGCCTCGCCCGCCTTGTTGGACGCCTCAACGGATTGCGCCGTAGCCGCGGTCAGTTCCTTCGTCTCGGAGGTCAGCCGCCCTTCGGCATCGATCGTCTTCGCCGACACGGCGGCAAGAGTGTCGTTCGCGGCGGCGCTGGCGAGCGCCTTTTCCGAGAAGCTGCTGAAAAATTCTGAGGCGTAATTCGCGGCTGCTGAGGCGGCGTCCAGGATGCCAACCGTCGTCTCGATCTTCGCCGACATTTCCGACGCAGCGAGTCCGGCCGGGATAAATCCCACCGCATCCAGGCCGGTCGAAGCAACGCCAGCGGCCTTCCCAACCAGATCGAGCTTGGACGAAACGCTATCGAGGTGCGACGCGGCAGTGCCGGTCGCGGCAGATAGACGGGCGTGCATTTCGGCGGCACGGTTGGCTGCGTCCGACGATTTTCCGAGATTTGTCGCAAGAATGGCGGCACTGGCAGCCGAACTTTCCAGGGCGCGCTGATTGATTGCCGCGATCGACGCGAACCGGGCCTGAGCCTCGGATGCGCGGGCGGCGGCCTCGACCATGTCCTTATAGGCCTGGACGCCCGCAGAGGCATCGACTTTCAGGGCAACAACGTCATCGCTCATGGCGCGATCCGATCAATGACAAGGGCGGGATATCGCCCGTCAGATTTATTCCCGGCACTGCCGCCAATGACCGCATCACCGCCAATCCCGGCCCACCCGGCTTCAATGCGGTAGGAGTTTCCAAATCGGCGGCGCAGGGTATCCACCGCATGAGCATAGACGCCGTCTGGGGCCTGCTTAGATTCGCCATGCTCGATCTTCTTCGAGTAAGGGAGCGTGCTGGCGATCACGATATGGTTAGCCGCTCCGATGTCGGCACCATCCGGCACCATCGATCCATCGACATAGATCTGGTGCGACCGCTGATAGGCCCCCGTCTTGACTGGGCTCAGGGCGCGGAGGATTTCGAGCGCAGCGGAAACAATCTCGGTGCCGTAGCCGAAATGAGCCTCGATCACGCCGAAGGGCTGGACCTCCTCAACAGGCCGGCCCGGAACGCCATCGACGATGATCTCGACGGCGCTGGGGTGGTTTTCACGGACGACACGGTCAATTGCATCCCGGGCCACCTTGATCTCAGCCGCTTTGATTTGGGCGAGAAGGGCGGCGTTGATGGTGGCAAGTTGAGGGTCAAGGTCGGACGACACATCACCCTCCCATCACCACGCCGCCTGCCGCACCAAAATCGGCCAGGAACTGAGCCAGCCCGGCCTTCTTCACATCGGTTCCGCTCGGGCTGTCTTTGCCCTTGTAGCCGAGATACCCGGCCACCATCACGGCGACGGGTGGTGTGCGCTCCCAAGCGGAATAGAGCGCCTTAACCCTATGCAGGGTCAGCCGCCCGACGGCGTCCCAGTTTCCGGCGCCGAAGTTGACGAGGTCGGCATAGAGTCGGTCCCAGTCGACATCGCCGGGGTCGTCGCCCTCATCCGCTCCCCCAGGGCCTTCAATCCCGCCACCTCCGCAATAACGTCGATGGCGGACCACAGATCGGCGACGGTGGCCGGGATGCTGCCGATCTCGGCCTCTTCCTTCCGCAGGGCCAGGGCGAGGACCTTCTTGGCGGCCGCGATCGGGGCGACACCATCGCCGACACGGAACGCCTCGTAATAGCCGGTGATGAGCGGAACGGCGGTCTGGAGTTCGTCGAGCGTGAAGGCCCGGACGGGGAAAGACTCCCCCGCCAGGGTGATGGAGCCGGTTTCGTTGGCGATGCTCATGCCAATTACTCCGTCACCGACACGATGCCGATATTACCCGCCGAGTCAGCGAAGGCGCTGAAGCTCATTTCAGGGATGGCGAAGTCATCGTTCTTCGCCGACAGCTTCAGATCATCCACTTGGCATGAGTTCAATTGGATGGTCAGGCGCTTGTTCTGGTACGCGGTGGTGTAGATCGTTTTGAACAGCGGGGCCGCGCCCATGTCCTTGTTGGTGATCGTGGTGACCACGCCGCCGGTCGTGGCGGTATAGGTATAACTGAAGACCACGGCATTCGCGGCATCGGCGGCGGCAAAGGTATAGGTACCGGTCGCCGACACCGAATACTGGCCGATCGTCGGGGCACTTGCCACCTTGGTCAGGGGCTGGCCGGTCGCGGCATTGCTGACGCCGCCGTCGGTCGCAAACGTGGCGGAATTCGCCACCAGGATCGACGGGCCGAAGGTGATGGTCGCGCCCGAGGACACATTGCCAGAGACGGCCTGGCTCAGCACGACGCCGGTGCTGGTATGGGAGAGGACGGTGGTTCCGGCAGCGATATTGGTTCCCGTGACCGTCACACCATCAACCACACCGGTCGTAGCGGTGAACGTCAAGGAAGAACCGGACGCGGTCGCGGCGCTGGTCGTAAGCGTGACGGCGGCGGGGATAACGCCTGCCTCATTGATCGCAGCCAAAAGCTGGCCGGTCGCGCCCGTGTCACCGAAGAACACGCTGTTGAACAGGGCGGAATTGACCGAGGCGTCCTTGAACTTTCCCTCGACGCTACCCTTGCCGCGCGCGACGGCCAGCGGGAACTGCTTCTGGCCGTGCAAAACCTTTTTGTCGAACTTGAAGTCGAGCGACATATCCTGAAGCGCCTTGAAAGCGACAGGGGTCGAGGCGGCGGACGCGAGGGGGACGAGGATCAGGTTGCCCGATCCGAAGCTGTACTGGGCCATGGGTAGCTCCATCTAAGGGAGGGTCGGCGCCTCACGGCGCTGGTGGTGGGTTGGGCTCTATCGGGAGATGCGGCGCCTCACGGCGCTGCTTGGCCTTGCCCAAGGGCGTGTCGCCGGTCGGCCGGAATCACATCTCCGACCTCAACCGAAATTTTGTACGAAGTGCCCACGGTCCAATTGGGCGGGAATGCCAGCGAGAGGCCAACAAGCCCGCGCGCCCCGGATTCCAATTCATCGGCGATTTCGCGAAGATGCGACACAATGCGAATGACGCTGTTCTCAGAGATGCCGGGCGTCATCGCCACGACTTTCCCGTTGATTGTTACCGGCCGACTGATAGGGATGGCATCGGGCATCTCACCCTCCGGTCACAGAGGAAAGGGCGGTCAGAAACTGCGACCGCAGATCGAATAGGCGGTTGTAGCGGGCGGTGTCCCGACTCAACGGGCTGTTCGGGACGGTGGCGGCCCACCACGCGAGGAAGGACTCAGCCGGGGTAGCGGTGCGAGGCGGCTCGGGGTCGGGCGGGACCGGCGCGGGCAAAGCTTCGGCTTCCGGCGCTTGCGCGTCGGCGAGGGCGGTATCGGGCATGGCGGGTTCCTGGTCTAGGGGGATACTTTTTCGACGTAGCGGATCAGGACTGACCGCTCGGCATAGTCGTCGGGACGCAAGAACGACCCACTATGGACCTTGAGCAGCAGCGCGGCCCGGGCCTCGATCCGATCGGCCAGGGCGCGGAGGGCCGTGGCGACCTTTACCTGGTCGCCGCCAAAGACGAATCCTCCCGCATCCTTTCCGAAAAGGGCGGCGTCGAAATGTTCGGGCATAATCGCCTCACACGGTTGCGGGGACTGGACGAACGATGCCCCGATAAATGACGTTCCGCCAATACGGCTTGGTGGACCGCCCCGGTGCGTAGAACTCAAAAGTTGATCCGCAGAAATCCCAGACGCAGTGCAAGCGCCGTGACCGATTGCGGACAAATCTGATCCGGACACCGCACGGACAGCGCAGCCATGCGGCCACGGCAGCGATGAGGCAGTTCGACCAGATCATCATGGATTCACACGGTTGCGGTGATATCGACGCGCCAGTCGATCTGGACCGGGGTGATAAGCCACGGGAGCATTGTTCCTGCCGACTCGCTAGCAGCCTGCTCATCCACCCCGCGATAGGTCGTCATCAGCGAGATTTCGCGGATCGTGATCGGCCGACCGGCGGCGGTGAAGATCGTCGCGTTGCGGCTCTCGTCGGTGCGGTAGAGCGGCGGGATTTGCTGAGCGATGGCCTCTGGCGCGTCGATGCCGTCTCCGAACGGGGTGTGGACCAGAACGCCGAATAGCCCCTTAGCGCGCCGGATGCCGTAATAGAGTTCGAACCGCCGCTCCTTGACCAGATAGGTGCGAATGTGCGGGCCAGTCGGGTCCGCGCCCTCACCGATCCGGGACACGGGCAGTCCAGCAAAGGTCGAGCCGAGGACGGATTCAAAGGCGGTGCGGATGGCGGTTTCGTCGATCATTTGGCATCGGAATCCGTTCGGCGGAATGCAGTCACGCTTCCATCCTCTTCAAGGACGGCCATGACCGGACCCCATCCGTCGAATTTTCCGCCTTCGATGACCCCGCAGTAGCCGTTTATCACCCCCAGGATACCAACCGTTGTGACGCCGTCAGATCCAGCGGCGACCTGGACGCTCGGGTGATCGGCGAGGAGCCGCGAACACGGCACGCGAGCGGCAACGAGCGCGCCCATCGCCACCGGGTCAATTTTCGCAAGTGAATTAAGGAATGTGACACACTCGTCGGTGTCGTCTCTTGTCATGGCAACCTCACTTTCTGAGTTGGCATTCCCACCCCAAAAGGTCCGGCCCCCACGTCTTGCGGCTCACGCTCAGCACGCGCCACCCGGTGCCGTCGATGGTCGCCTCGTGCCCTATGATCGGGGTGATGGGGCAACCCTGGGCCGCAATGATCGCCCGCATGTCGCCCGCCTGGACACCGCCGATCAGTTCCTTGGCGGAATACTCGGCAACGCGAGCGGTGACGCTGGTATCGGCGGCAAAGGTCAGGGTGACGGCGGCTCCGATCGTGACGTCAGCGGCAAGGGCCGGAGTGATCGGAACGGCAGTGAATACGTTGCTGACGGCCGACACGGGGCCGGTGACGGTATAGGCGGCTCCGGCGATAATGATCTTGTCGCCTGGGACCAGACGGCCGATGGCATACCCGGCGCGGATCGTGACGAACCCGGACCCGGCGAGGGCGGCGGTTGAGGCGGTGGCGGCCCCGGTGATCGACGGCGGGGATTGCGCCGGGCCGGTGCCGGTCTTTGCGCGCCAGGGCAGGGGGCCGCCGAAGCGTTCGACCATGCCGAGGAAAGTGGCACGGGTCATCAGGCGACCACCGGCTGACGGTAATTGTTCAGGATATCAGCGACGTCAGACGGCATATTTCCGCCGTCCGAGCCGCCGTTCGGGTTGCCAACGATGTACTGGACCGACCCGACCCCATCGACGGTTTCCGCCTTGATAAAGGGATTGCGGCGGCGCTCGGCATAGCGCGCCCAGACCAGCCGGCCCACGGCGTCCTCAATGTCGAGCGGAAGCGTGGGGGCGTAGGCGGAAATGTATTTCCAGGTAACCGAGCCGTCAGTGATTGACGCTCCGGTTCCGGTCGGGCCACTTCCCGCGCTGGCGGAGGTGCCAGCGACGGAGGCTTGATAGACATTCCCGTTGGTCCGGATCACTGCATTGACGTCATAGGCGGCCGCTGGTGCCCAGGCGTCGAGCGGGAGACTGTATCCGGCTGAATAGGAGGCGGTGATCTTCACCGTCGGCGACCAGTCGCGCGGCCTACGATGATAATCTAAGCGGAAAAGACGTCCCGAAACCCGGTCAGCTTCAAAGTCATCACCTTCGGCAAGTGGCGATGAGGCCCCGTTCGAATCTGTCTCTGTGATGGACTGGGTGAGAATCAGCGGCCATTGAGGAAGGGTGATTGGGCTTTGCCGCCCTGAAATGAGGTATCCATCGCGATACCCCTGCTCCAGCCGGATTACGCTCTGATAGGACGCGAGCCCAAAGCTGCGATTGCAGAAGTTCTCGACTGCGGCGCTGCACCGATTAATGGCGCGGGTCAGAAATGCGTCGTCGGCCGCCGTCGCGATGCCCCAATCGTCCTTGACCGTGGCGAGCGCCGTCAGGGCGCGGGTCGAAGACGGCACCGTAACTGTCGAGAGGATGTAGTCAGAACCGCTCATGGTCAGGCAACGGAACGCAGGATCAGGTTCAGGACGCGGTCGGATCCCTGAGCGACCGGCGTGCCGGACGTGCCCGAACGAATTTTGATGGCATTGATGCCGCGCCAGAGCGCCGGATCGACCGCGATGAATTGGCCGGCGGCAACGGTGAAACTGAACGCGGCCCCGGCGGAAGTCGTTGCCTCAAGCCACGTTGCGCCATTGTCGATCGTTACCTGAAACGTCAGGACCGCCGCAGTCCATGCCGCAGGCATCGCGATCCCGACAAGGGTCTTCGCGCCCAGGTCCGCTTCCGCCGAGATAGACTGCCCGTTGGCAATCGTCACCGGGATCGTGTCCAGACCGATCGACAGCGCCATGGCGCATCTCCCAGAAATAGAACGGGCCGGGACATATCATGCGGTCCCGGCCCTGTTTATCGGCCATCGTGTTACTGGCGATTCTGCCAGAGCGCGTAATAGTCGATATTGATCGTCCCGACGGACGCGCCTGACGCCTTGTAAACGGCGGCGTAGGGCTGGACCTGGGCGTTGGCCCCGGTCGCCGCGAACGGGAACGTGGTGTTCGAAGCCACCTGAACGCCATCGGCGAAGAACAGCACGTTGGTCACGTCCGTCGCATCGATACGGAGGATGTGCCATTCGGCGGTGGTCGAAATGGTGACCCCCGTATCGACTGACAGCGTCGTCGTCCCGTCCTTGCTTTCGGCGAGAAGCTGCCCATTGCCGTTGACCGCGAAACGCAGGTACTGGGCGATATTGTTCGGGCCGTCAGCCCACGCCGCCGCAACGCCGAACACGGCTTTGGTGCCGCTGGTCGGGATCACGCCCAACTGGACGCGGGTTTCAAACTGGAGCCCGTTCGTCACGGTGAAGGCTCGCTGATCGGCGGTGTACAACACCGCATCCTGCTTCTCAGCGGTGGAATCGGTAATTAGCGCGACCTGACCGTTGGCACCATTAGCGACGGCAGAAACCGTCACGGTGCCGCTGGTCTTGACGATTTTGGCGCACCAGTTGGCGCCAGACGAAACGGTCGTCGGGATGCTGGTGTGGCCGGCACCCTGGAAATCGTCATAGAAGAAAACGGGGTTGGTCACGCCGACGATCTCGCCGGTCGTGATGTCGGTGAAAGTCGGGATGCCTGCGGAGTAGGCACCCTTGATGCGAGCAACAGGCATTCAGCCCTCCTACGCGGAATCAGTGAAAGGTGGGGCGACCGAAGCCGCCCCAAAGGATCAGACGTAGGAGGTTGGCGGGGTCGCCTGCTCATAGCTGCCCAGAATGTAAAGCTGGGCAGCAGTGATGTTCGCCGCGTTGCTGGCACCGGTCTGGACCGCGATGTGGTTGAAGCCGTTCGCCACGTCGAGCGCGGACTCGGGCTGGATCTCGAAAATCACCAGTTTGTCTTTCAGCGCGGCCGAGGTGGTCAGGTTTGCGGCAGCGACCTGGGAGACCAGTGCGTCGGAAACGGAGGTATCGGCGACCAGCCAAATCGGGCTGGCGGCGATGGCCTTGGACCCGGTGCCGCTGGAGTCCTTGGCCTGAAGCGGGGTGATAGCCACCGTGGCGGCGTTGCCCTGATTGACCTCGACCACGATGTAGGCCTTCAGCGCATTGCGGAGACTGCGGTACGAACCGGTACGTCCAGCCGCATCGGTCGCGGCAGGCAGCAAGGAAACCGGCGGAATCTGCGCCGGAAGCGAGAACTGACGGGCCATGTCGGCAAACTCCTATGGTGGCGCGGGCGGCGAACCGCCCGGCCCGAATGGTGGATCAACGCTGGGCGAGAGCGACGAAGGGGGACTTGGTCAAGTTGCCCTTGAAGGGGGTGATGGCCTGGTGCCAGATCGGCTTGCCGTCCACGCGGTAGGTGATGCGGAACGCCATCTCGTCCGTGAGGAACGCAATGTGCATCGAGGTCGCCACCTGAACACCGCTCTTGTCGGCGACGTAGTACTGGCTGAGGTCGGCCAGCAGAATGTCTCCGGGGGCGCCGAGGGCTGAACTATACTCATTGGCGATCACCGGGCGGCCGTAGAGGGTGGCGAACGGCGCCGCCGACAGGCCGCCGGGCGGCATGTAGACAAGCTGACCGCCGGTGCCGACGATGCCGTTCAGGGCGGCGAGCTGGGGCTCGACATCCTGGTTGATCAGCCACACCGCGTTCTTGCGGGACCGCGCCCACAGCCGAGCCCACGCCTTGTCGATGTTCTCCTTGACGACGGTGCCGGCGACCTGGCCGTTCTCCTTCGCCACGGTGACGAGGGCGGGGGAATTGAGAATGCCCAGAGGCTGGCCGGCGCCGGTTCCCTCGAAGATTGCGTCCTCGGTCATGAATGTGACTTCTTCGGAGAACGCCTGACCATAGACCGAGGTCAGAGCGGTGGAGTCCTGAAGCAGCTCGTCGGTGATATAGGCGACCGACATCAGCTTCTTCAGGTCGAACTCAGTCAGGCGGAATTTCGGCTTGGTCGCGGTGACGCCGGCACCTTCCGCCGCCCAGTAGGATTGGACACCGCCCCAGCGGCTCCCCGTGGCGCGGCTCGTTTCGTCAATGCCGGGGATCTTGATCCCGTTCGAATTGGGGCCGATCGGAAGCTTGCGGACGCGGCCAAGAATATCGCCGATGTCGTGGGCCAGCATGAAGATCGCATCGGCGAAGTCAGCCTGGACCAGGAAGCCGCCGCCGGTCGGATCGACTTCGGAGCCGCCCTGGGGGGCGCGGACGAGGCGCCCATCGGTGTTGGACCCACGCGAGGCATAGTAGTTGTAGATCGACTGAAGCTGCTCACCGAACGACCGGAACGAGCCGTTGTTCTGGATGCCGTAGGAATTGACCGCGCGGGCCTCGCGGAGGCAATCCTCGAAGGTGCGGGTCTGGCCGGCGGGGCGCGACCAAGCAGCATTGCCGGTGGCAATCCGCATGAGTTCGGGCGCAGGCATCTCGGAGTCGGCCACGCCGGCGCCGACCGGCTTGGCGAGGCCGGCCATGCGCTCTTCGGCCTTCACGGCGCGCTCGATCTGAGCGTCGAGATCGGCGATGCGGGTTTCGACAGCGGCGTACTTCTCGCCATCGGCGATCACGGCTTCGGTGTTCAGTTCGTCAATCGCCGCCGCGCGCGTCTGGCGAAGGGTGGTGATACGATCAGCCATTTATAGGCTCCATCTGAGGGATGCGACGCCATCATGGCGTTGCGGTCGGCTTGCCTAAGGCCCCGAATCGGCAACAAAAAAGCCGCATCTCTGCGGCTGAAGCCCTCGCCAGACTGGAGAGGGGATTTCGTGGATGCTGGAAGGTCAGTCCCTGGTGTAGGACAGGGCCTTGGCCTTGCGGGCACGGAGGTCGGCGGCGGCCCTGGATTCCTCGAATTGGTCGCCGTCCCCGCCATCGGCCGTGTCGTCGCCCTCGCTCGGAAGTTGGTCGAGGACCCCTCGCACAGACTCGGCGGCGGCGGCGATGTGGTCGTGCACCTCGCGAAGGCACTTTTCGTTGCTGGAAGACAGGACGCGGCCGGCGTGGATTTTGGCGATGCCGTCCAGGGCCGACCGGATCTCGGCGACCAGCGGAGCCGTGTCGATGGTGACGGGGGCGGAGATGACAGGGGGATTCCGCAGAGCGCGCCCCATCGCCTTCATCGCCCGCTGTCCGGCGGTGTCGGCCTCTCGCTCCTCGGCGATTTCCTCGCCCAGCAGTTCGGCCACCTCTTCGGTGGTCATGGCGATCAGGGTCGCGCCGAGCTGCTTGATGGCGTCGGCGAGCATGCCGACGACGGGGCTGTCGTCGCCCTCCTGCTCGGATTCGTATTCGACGCATTCTTCCAGGTAAGCCAACGACTGAAGCAGTTGTGCCAGCCACCCGACGTCATAGAGGTCGCGCTTGATGACGGTCTTTGGCGCGGGCTCGGCCATGTCAATCTCCAGGATTCGCTTGGCCCATTCTCGGGCCGGGGTGATATCAATTCCGGCGGAACGCGCAGCCAGAAGCGCGTCAGGAAGGCTCCCGACGGGAACGATGGAGATCTCAAGAAGTTCCTGACGGTCAAAATCGTAAGCGTTGGGGCCGCGGCCTTTTGCCGGCTTACCCGACAGCGGGATAAATCCGACGCTGGTTGCGCGAAGGAACCCGGCATCCACCATTCGAAGCGTCATCTCGGCCAAAGGGTTTACGTCAGCCGGGGCAAACTCGATATCGGCAAAAAGGTCGTCACCGACCGTCGGCAAGCCGACCGTGCGTCCGATCACCGATTCGATGCGCTTGGAATCGTGGGCAGCCAGCACCACGGGATTCTTCAGGTAGTTGCGAATCTCCCATCCCGGGGTTGCCAGCGTGTGCCCGTCGCGCGCAACCTCCGATGACGAAATCTTGAACCGGCGCGTCCGACTTTCGCTTTCGCCGATGACCTCCGGGTCGCTTTCGGTCGTAAGACGCAGTTTTCCGGGGAGCTTTCTGGACGCCATATTGATTTCCTCAGTCCGCGCCGGGCTGGTCAGGATCGCCGGTGCCGTTTTTGGATGGCCGACCGGCTCCGTCCGGAGCGTTTCCACTGTGGTCCGATCCATAAGGAGTAGTATTCGCCGGAAAGATTAGTTTATTGGCCTCAGGATCGTCGCTTGGGTCGTCGCCGATGCCTTCGCGCCCCTCATTTGGGGTTCTCAAAGACCCTAGAACCGCAAGGCGGTTCATGTTGATCCGGCTGGCAAGGTCGGCTTCAAGGATGGCCGACATATCAAACCGAACGCGCAGCCCGCTACGGCGAAGGTCAAATTTCTTTGCAAGACCGGCGGCCCAGAGCGTCGTGAAGTCGGAAAGCGTATAATTTACGTAATGCTGGGCGAGCTTGTCAGGATCAACCTTCGACGTTGAGGCAACTTCGGCGACCATCGAAATCGGGATGCGGAACATCCTCGCGATTTCTTCGATCTGGAACCGGCGTGACGCGATGAACTCAAGGTCAGCACTACTCATCGTGAGTTGCTGCCACTTCAGTCCCATTTCGAGGACGGCGGTCTTGCCGCTGTTGATGAGCCCAGACTGCGCGGCAACCCATTGAGCCTTGCAGCGATCCGCTACGTCTTGGGTCAGTTTCTGGTCAGTCGTCAGAATGCCGCCGGGCTTGGCCGCGTTTCCCATCCATCGGGCCGACTGCTGCTCCTGAGCCAGCGCCAGGGCGATTGCCTCGCGGTTCATCGCAATCGGAGACATGCCGACGAGGCCATTGGAGGAAAGCTGTTTCAGGTGCAGGACGTCGCGGGCCGGAATCAAAAAGGGTTCTCGCCGCAGCATCGCCATCTGGTGCAAACCAACCGGCGTGACCCGATAAAACAGAGACCCGTCAGGGGCCTCCCATAGCGCACAATAGTCGGGGTTAACTGGAACAAAAAACAGAGGGCGGAAGTCGTTTCGAATAATTATGGCATACGCGTTTCCGCGTAGGGAAAGGCCGATCTGCATCTGAATGCAGAACTCTGGCCATGTCTGCCAATCGTTTGGCTCTTCCAACAGATCGGAAAGCGGATTCTCGATCGCTTCCCGGCGCGGCTGTCCCTTGGCCTTCTCGAATACGCCCGGGATGGCTTTTGCCATGTCAAAAGCCAGCATCCTCACACATGCCATGACGGTCGAGCAGGCAAGGGCCGTTGACTGGTTGATCTGGATACCGGTGGCGGATGGCGATGACCACCCGCCGAACCCCCCAGAGTCGAATGAACCGTAATCAGACGAGCGACGTGAGGGGGCATCCATATCGCGGCCCACCAACCACCGGTATCCGCTGCGGATGATTGAAGGGAGCGACATTCGGGGGGGAATCCTACCAGACCTGGACTTCGGGCATTTCGCCCTGTGGCGCAGGGTTTCGTTCCATCAGCTTTGCCGCGTCGAACATCGCCATCAGCGGATCGATCTTTGCGAACCCGGATGCCTGCTTTGTGACAAGAAAAGCGTTTTTCGTCGGCTCGATCTTGGCGTTGCCGACGCACCACGTCATGAGAGGCTGGCCGCAATGGACGAATGACCCATCGATCAGCTTACGCTCGACGCCCTTAATCGCCCCCGTCAGGACATAGCCCTGGCCAATACCGGCGACCTGTTTTGATTCCTCGGACACGCCGATCTCGGCCAGTGCATCGACAATGCCAGCAAGGCCGATCGTGTCCACCCCGACGCAGGCCAGTAGCCCGGCCTCGTTGATCCGCCGAACCACATCGACAACGCCGTCGAGGTCTTCGGGGTATTCCTTGATTACCGTCAAATCACCGGTGGCTTCGATATCTCGGTATTCGGTGATGTTCTTTTTGCGCTGTTTCAGGGCTTCCGGGTGCACCCAGGCATGGCCCCAATGCATCCACTTCCGGGTATCGCGGTCGCGGCCAATTACTGCTATGCCGAGCATATCGTCCGCGCCACCGCCATCAATGCCGACCGTCACCACTTCGGATCGGTCAAGTATCTCATCGAGCGTCAGGCCGGACTCTGCGGCCTTTTCCCAGTAATTCGCCCCGGTCCAGCGGTCGGACCTGAGGTTCATCCCGATTTCGACGTTCAGATGCTTCGCCAGGAAGCCCCGAAGCGATTCTTCGCCAGCCTCTTCGGCCTTGGCGAATTCGTCCGTCAGGAATTCTAGATCGACCGATGCGCCCAGGTTCGGGTTAGTGATGTGGAAGTTCTTGGGGCATCGATGCTCGCCGGCCTCGATCATCGCGTCAGGAAATTCATACAGGACCGGCAGGAACCGCTTGTTGTCGATCCGTCCGTCCCGCACACCGCGGGCGTATTGCAGTTTCTGGCGCATCACGCCGACCGGAGGGTCGTTGCTCTGCGTCGTCAAATAAATCACGAAGCCTTCAGGTCGGGATGCAAGGCCGCCGGTTGCCTCGCGGAGCATGTCTTCGGCACCGGGCTTCTTGCCGAACAACCACAGTTCATCGACCAGGACGCCAACTGCCTTCTTCCCGCCAACCGTCTGGCTATCCGCGGCAACGACCTTCAATGTCGCACCGGTGCCGCGATGCGTGATCGTGCGAAGATGATCCTGCACCTGGAACAGGGCGGATAGTTCCTCGTCCTTCCGCACCATGTCGCGGGCCGGGAAGAAGCTGTTGTTCGCCACCTCGATCGTCGGGGCTAGAATCAGGAACTCGGCCGATTCACGCCAATTGCGGATCAGCGCCGTCAGCATGATCCCAGCGGCGATTGTGGACTTGCTGTTCTTCTTTGAGATCAGCAGCAGGAACTCGCGGATCAGCCTGCGGCCCGTTTCCGCGTCATAGGCGCCGAACACCGATCCGACAAAATCGAACACCCATTGCCGACACGCATCTCCCATTGTCGGACTACCCGGCGCGTCAACGATCCGCAATTCCTGGAACTGCGCCAGGGCAGCGGCGGCCTCAGACGGGAACAGTGGGGAAAAGGGGATTAGCGGCTCGCCAGCGACGATGCGGCGCTCCCATGATGGGCAGGCGGTTGACCAGTCCATCGGCTACTTGGTGTTATCCACGGCCAGCTTCGGGGGCAGCGGTACGGCAAAGCGGCCAGCGGCGGTCGCATCCTTTGCGGCCTGGGCCTTCTGCTCCTTCTTGCCGGGCGCAGCGTCAGCAACACGAGCATCGGTAAAGGGCAGTACGGCCTGCATCGCCTTCAGTCGGCTGTCGAGATCGACCTTTTCGTTGTTGATGACCCACATGGCGAATTCCTTCGCCGTCTTAAAGTTGGGCGACCCAGCGGGAGCGGATTCAAGCGCCGCTTCCATGGCTTTGATTTCCTTGGTCGTCTTGGTGCCCTTCGGACGCCCCGCGCCCGGCCGAAAACCTCCGCGCGCCATGGGGTTAGCCTCCGGTCTGATTGTTTGATTTTGGGTCAGGGGAAATCATACCAGGGAAAAATTCTACGGATGAGCCCATACCGGTCGCGGAACCTGTTGAAGTTGCAGAAGCTAAACCCCCCACCCCCTCCGACCATGCGCCCGGTTGTGGCAACCGCGATGCACAGCCCGAAGGTTCCTCGGGTCGTCCGTCCCGCCCTCGCGCTTCTCTTCCAAGTGGTGGGCCGTATCAGCCCCAGGCTTGCCACAGATGTGGCAGATGCCAGCGTCGCGGTCGATGACCGACCGGGCCAGCTTGCGCCACGCCTGGCTGCCGTATGCCTTGTCGATTTCATCCCCGGCGATCTGCGGAGGCCGAGCCGTGCGCATGTCGAGCGCGCCAACGCGCGGCCTAAGTGTCGAGAGCTTAGGCATCAATCGGCAGGCCTCAATGTTACGGTCCCGTCCGCCGCGACAACTGCTCGATTGGTAGCGACGATCAAAGCAGCGCGCTCAGGCGTCACACCACACCGCACAACAGCGGCAATCGTTTCGGCTATGCGGCGCGACATCACTGCCGCCCATTTTCCTCGACCTCCAGGGCTCCCGCCAATAGCTTCAAGTGCGCCGCCATGCTGAGATAGGATACGGTGGAGCCCGGAGTGGCTCATTCCTATCATGCTCGCAGCCTGGGATATGGTGACGGTTTCAGTCGCCATCATCGCCTCATCTGGTAGCGACCGCCGGAGTTGAACCGGCGTGTCTGCGGTTATGAGCCGCAGCGGGCACCGTGCCTCACCGCTGAAATTGGAGCCGCCTCGGGGTCACGATCCCCGCGCCTGCCGCTTACAAGGCGGCCGCTCTACCCGATGAGCTAAGGCGGCGAATTGGTGGAGCCTGCCGGCCTCGAACCGGCGACCTTCGCGATGCAAGCGCGGTGCTCTCCCATCTGAGCTAAGGCCCCGTGGTCGGTATGGACGGATTTGAACCGCCGGCCCTCGCGTCCCAAACGCGATGCTCTGGCCTGGCTGTGAGCTACACACCGTGCATTAGTTCCGCCCGCTGGCCCTGCTGGGGCCGACACGGCAATGCTCCGGGTATAATATCGCACTTAGTACGAATTAAGGCTCGACCGTTCGTACTAAGTACGATATTGTTTCTTTGTCAGCGGGGATAATCCCGAGGACAAACCGAAAGGAGGTGACGCGGAATGAAGCTCCTGAAACTGGCGACGTTGGTTGTCCTGATTTTCTTGGCCGGAACTCAGACAGCTAACTAACCGGGAAAGCGGGGTAGGGAAACCGGCCCCGCCACAGGAGAAGAAAACCGCGTCACCTCCGGATGGAGATTGTAGGCGATGACACCAGAGCAATTCAAGGGATGGCGCAAAGGGCGGAAGCTCTCACAGGCCGCAGCGGCAGAGGCTCTCGGGATTAGCAAATCAAGCGTCGAACTGTACGAGGCGGGCCGGCGCAGGGACGACGGGAGGCCGGTAGATATCCCAAAGACAGTTGCCCTAGCCTGTGCCGCGCTGTCGCACGGACTATCACCCTGGGGATATGAAGCTTGAAACGAGAAGCGCCCGCTCGGTCTCCCGGCGGGCGCAACAAAATCATTATGGACAATCTACCTCGTTAACCGCGCCCGGTCAACCGAACAGCGTTGTCCATCGGTCGAGATCACCTTGAATAATTTCCTCGGCGGAACTCTGCCGGCGCTGAGCGATTACCTGCGCCTCCCGTACGCTCACACCGTGGCACAGCACCAGAATGGTGACCTCATCGGCCATTCGGCTCCATCGCCAGTATCGGTCGGCCATGGTCAGTCGCCTCTCGGCCTCGCATCGGGCAAACACGCCCTTTCGACCCGCACCTTCGAGGGCCGCGACACGCGGGCGAACGGGGCCGACAGCAGCCTCAAATGCGGCCCTGATACGATCCACGGCTTGCTGGTGTATGGCGTTGAGCCTGCCAAACCACCGTTCTGACGATCTCCGGAATGCCCTCGACCTGTATGCGCTGAATCCGCCCTTAACATTACGCTCCCAGCCGACAACATCCTCCTTCGCCAACTGCCCATTGGCGCGCTGCCAATCGATCGGCTCTGCCACGTCAGCCGTCTTCACCCTGCGGCGGTCTTTGGACCGATAGAACTCGTCAACTTTGCGGGAGCGGGCAATTTCAGCCGCGATGACTCGTTCGTACCATTCATGAGTCGTCTCGTCTTTTTGTTGAGGAAGGATGTTGTCGGCGATATTCCCGCGCCATTCATCGGGGATATTTGATGCCGCTCGTCTGCTCATTTTCTATCCTTCCGTTCTGCAAATTTCTTCCGTGCCCCGTGTTGCCGCGTCGCCTCGTTGACCAGCGCTTGCCGCGTCCAATCGTCGCGTACTGCCGACAGCCGAATCGCAACCAGATCAGCCCCGGATCGCCATGCGGCCCTGGCCAGTTCGTCCTGCTGCGCCTCGGTGAGTGGGTCGGTCGGGGCGCGTCCGTAGATCGACGACACGAGGCGGTTCATTTCGGCAGCCTCGCGCAGCCCTCGCAGCATCCGCCCTGGTGGGTAGCGTGGTCGCCGTCCGGATGCGCCCGGCATTCAGCGACCTGGTTGTTCATCGGCAGCCCGCGAGCATGCAGCATCCGGTCAAGCGCCATCCATGGCCGGGGCGTCCATGAGGTGACGTGACAATCGAGGCGGGAAGGGATGTGCATCATTTCCCGAGGCCCTCCCACATAACGGGGCCTTTTGTCCGTATCGCCTCGACGGCATAGGCGATTAACTGTCGCCCGATCTCCGGCGCCATAAGCGGCGGCATTTTCCGGACCACATCGGCCAGATCGGTGTCGCCAGGGAATGACACCAGTTGCTCAACCCCGCCCTCGCCGTCCGGTCGGTAAAACACGAGCGGTCTTGTGGTTCGCTTATTGCTCATTCCGGCACCTTCGGGGCGGAGGAGATCATGGCGTCAAAGATCGCAACTGCACCACCACCGTGAGCATGAGAAGCTTCGCCCTTGGCGACCATCTCCAGCGTTGGATCGACAGGAACCGCCACCATCGTCCCTACCTTGAGTGCGGCCAGCGTTTCAAGCGGGAGGCCGAGGGAGGAGAGGGCCGCTTTTGCCCCATCAGCCCACAAGTACGGCACCTCAATCCCAATAAGATCTTGCGCCGCATTCTCGATCATCTCATCAACGGCCTTCTTGTTTTCCGGCCCGCTGGAGGCCGTTTTGTCCTGTCTGGTGTCGCGGTCATGGTAAAACGTCCCTTTCGTCGATGGTGGTGCTGTTTCCCGCCGTTTCACGTGGCAATTGGATTAGGTGGCACCGTCCCCTGTCGTGTTCCGCCGTTACCCATCGTTCCAACCTCGCCCGGTCTTCCTGGCCCATTTGCCGCCACAACTCGCATCGGGCTGGTGTCCAGGCCCCGGGTTGCCAGATCGCGCCGGGCCGGATGAGGCTGGCGGGGTCAACTGGCCGCATGCAACGCGGCCAGTGCCGCAGCCCGTAACCTCGGGATATCAGCGTCGCTCACGTCGTCCCGGCCCGACGTCCTCCCGCTGGCACCGCGCACCGTGCCAGGGATCGGCTTGACCACATCGGCCAGCCCGAACACTTCGGGGCACCGCTCACGCATCCTGGCCAGCGTCGCTTCACGCTCCTCCGGCGTGCTGACTGGCCGTGCGGCTTCCCGCTTGGCATGGGCCTTCAGGTGCGCCTCGGCTGTTGCCAGCGCCCCCACCCGACGGCGGCGCAGATCGGATACCACCGTCTCGACCTCACCCTTGCTCGGCAGGAACCGGGCATGGCGGCGCGTCACCTCATCGACCAGACGAGACAGCAGGTCGGGCGGGCATTGGGCCACGGCCATCGTGATGAGCCGGACATAGGCGTCAGGATCGTCGGGCTTCTGACCGCCATAGGCCGCGACGATCAGCCGTGCGTGCTTTAAGGCCTGATCTGCCGGTGCTGGCTCAAGCGCCGCGCGCATCTCGGCGGCGATGGCTTGGCAATCATCAATCGGGATCAGCGGGTCGTTGTCGGCAATCACGATGCCGCCGGAGATATCCCGAGACAGCGCAACAGCGTGGCGCACAGCAACCGGCGTGCGGGGTCGATGGGTGGCAATGGCGTTCATGCGGTCCTCGCGAGTTCGGCTTGCAGCCGGTCAAATGCGGCGGCGGCGGATTTCGGGTGAGGTTGTGCGGCGGCCCGGCCGGAGACGGCATCCGGCATCGGGGCGGTGCGCTGCCGAACGGCATCAGGCACGCGCGCGTCAACAGCAGTAGTATCTTTCTTACCTTCTTTCCTTCTTTCTTCTTTGTCCCACTCGTGTCCCACTCGTGTCCCGTCGTCTGTCCCAACTTGCGTCCCGCTGAAATCTGCGTCAGCCTGATATTTGTCGTAATTGCAGATACTTATGACGCTGTATTGTGTCCCAGCTTCCGTCCTAATCATCGTCCCGGTTTCGAGTCGGGTCAGGAATCGGTCGACGGTGGACTTGCTCCACTGCCAAGCCTCTGCGAGGTAGCGGACAGCGACGGCGATCTGCCCCCTCTGGACGCGGACGTTGTGTCTCCCCACTGGTTGGATTGCGCCGTCTTTCCATGCGGCGCGCTCAATCAGCCAGCACCACGCCTGGGCGCGGGTGTATGGCTCCCGGCCAAAAACCGGGTTATCCATCCAGCCGCGGTGCATCCGGTAGTGGCCGCTCATCCCGCCACCTCCCAGCCCTGCCGCTCTACCCACTTCCGGGCGTTCTCGGCCGTCGTGAATCCGACAATGTAATCGGTGCGTTCGCGGGTGTTCGGATCGGTCCACGGCTCAAGCGCGCGCACCTCGGCGCGAATGAAGGGGCCTGGGACGGTGACGATGCGGACGCGGCGCGGGGTCATTCTGCGGCCTCGCTGCGGGCGGCTGTTGTGGCGATCGACAGCAGCAGATCGCGAAAGGCTGGCGGCGAGGCGTTGCGGATGCGGGTTTTATCCTTGCCGCCGACCATCGCCATCATCCCGATGCGCCTGGCCTTCTCGTAGCCATGCAGTTCGAGCGCGCGGGGGTGGATGCGCTGCTCAGACGGTCCCCATATCAGTGGCGGCAGATCGACGCCGCAGGCATACAACCAAGTCGCCTTGCGCGAGATATGGCCGTAATGCCCTTGCTCGACGTGGCATGTCCACCCGCCGGCGAAATCGGCCGAGACCCATCCACCTGACTTCGGCGGGGGCGTGAGACCGAAGTGCTTCCAGGCGTGCGAATGGGCCGGATGCTCCAGAACGCCGCCCCAGCGACGGACGGAAGCCAATGCAGAAGCAAAGCAGCCGTCGTCGGCGCCAAGCTCATACTGATGCGGCTTGCAGGGTGCGCCGTGCCAATATCTTCCCCAGCGCTGGCACGGCGGATGCGCGACCACAGGCCAGGGACCGGCATAGCGGCGGGCGTCCCGATCCTCGTCCCAGGGATCGACTCCATGAAGGCCGAAATAGGCGCCATCGCTCTCGACATACAGGGCCGCGATCATCTCCCACCCCGCTTCCGGCATATCTCCGGGCGGCAGTACGTCGCCACGGGGCAGCGCTCATTGCGCGCCAGGCACGCGATCGCCGCGGAAACATCTTCCGGAGGGACGAGGGGAGGTAGAGCGGCGCCGGTGAGAATGCCGGGCGGGGTGTCGGCAGACTCCTGTTGTTGACCCGGCTCGGCGCCGCTCGTCTCGATCAGCCGCCACGCATAGTGGGGCCGGTAATGTCCGTGGTGGGTGTGGGCAAGGGCATTGCGGTCGATGGTCCAGCCCTCGGCCTCAAGCTGGGCGGCGGGGTCTTCGTCGCAGTGCTGGACGAGGTGGCCGGTCATCACGCCACCTCGACGGAGGAAAAAAGGGTGCTGTCAGCCTCGATCCGCGCCCGAGCAATCTCAGCATAAGCCGGGTTAAGTTCGATTAGGACGGCGTGGCGCCCCGTGGAATTTGCCACTAGCCCTGTAGTTCCGGCGCCCCCAAATGGGTCGAGAACCGTATCTCCGGGGCGACTGCCGGCCAGGACGCACGGTTCGACCAGTGCAGGCGGAAATGTGGCGAAGTGGGCGCCCTTGTAGGGGCGGGTAGGCACGGTCCATACGGAGCGGCGATTGCGCTTACCATCCTCGGTGCGCCCGGGTGTACCGCTGCGTCCCATCTGGTGTAAGGCTGTTTTTCCAGTGTTGAACGAGGATCTCGCCGCGCCCTTTACTGCGTCTTCTTTCATCGCCTTACTGTCAAAGAAATACCTCCCCGACTTCGTCAGCAGGAACACGTACTCGTGAGACTTCGTGCAGCGGTCGCGCACGCTCTCCGGCATCGGGTTCGGTTTGTGCCAAATGATGTCCTGGCGCAGAATCCATCCGTCAGCCTGAAGGGCAAAAGCAATTCTCCACGGTATCCCGACCAAATTTTTGTCTGGTAGCCCTGTGATCGTTTTATTTCGACCGCCGCCAGCAGATCCGTGGATTGCTTTCACGGCTTTCCCACTGGTTGCTCCGCCCCATTTACTGTCAGTGGCGTAGCTATCTCCGATATTCAGCCATAGTGTCCCGTCATCGGCCAGCACGCGGCGCACCTCGCGGAACACGCCTGCTAGACGCTCCACATAAGCCTTCGGCGTTTCCTCCAGCCCGATCTGTCCGGGAACCCCATAGTCTCGCAGCCCCCAATACGGCGGGCTGGTGATGACGCAATGCACCGAGTCGGAAGGCAGATCAGCAAGCCGGGCCAGCACGTCGCCGATGAGGATTTTGACGGTCATCTCCCACCCCCGAACAGCGGCCCGTCAGATCGGGGCTGCGGCTTATGGGACTCGCGCTCGATTTGCTCGGCAGCATGAGTGAGGCAGAGGGGCCGCGCCCCGGCTGACGGCTCATCAACGGCGGCCTTGGCGGCCATCTCGCGGAGGATTTCGGCGGCACGTAGCATTCCGGCGGAGAAGGCGGTCATGCGCGCCTCCATGCGAGATAGAGCCGGGAGCAGGTCGGGGCAGATATCACAACCCCATCCCTCTCCATGCGTCGAAGTTCCCGCCGGACGTCGGCGGTGTTGACCTTGAACGGACGAGAGAAATACGCTTGCATGTTCAACATGTTGGCAATGACGGGTGTCCACGTCCCACCGCCGCCGTGACGATCAATGCACCAAAGGATGGCATCCCGTATCCCGAGTCCGTCGGGCGCGAGGTGAATGTGGGCCATTATGCCGCCACCCCCGTTCTGGTCCGCACCGGCGCACCGACCGAGCGGAGGAATGCCTCGACGCCCTCGATCGAATCGCACACAGTGACGGGAAATTCGTTGGTCTGAAGCCAGTCATACCAAGCGAGTTGCTCGGGCGAGAGCGCTGCCAGAGGTCGCTTCTTTCCGGTGACCAATCCCGGAGCCTTCAATTCAATGAGGGCAATGCCGCGGGGATGCCACAGCACGATCAGGTCGGGAAACCCAGCGCGAACACCCAAACCCTTCAGCCGCGCGGCCTCACGCTTGTTCCGCTTACCGCCGTTCGGGACGTGGACCACGCGCAGATCGGGCGACAGCCGAAGCGTGGAGATAACGGTGGCCTGGAGGTCGTCTTCGGGGTGTCTCATGCCTCACCCCCGACCGTAACAGTATCTGTTACGCCCAATTTGATTCCGAGAGCGGCAGCCCAGCAGAACAATTCGACGCTGCTCGGTGTCGTGTCCCCACGCTCCCAGCGCCAGAGCGTCATGCGGGCGCAGTCGAGTGCGCGCGCAAGCTCTGTGCGCCCAATCCTCCGGTCGGCACGCGCCGCCGCCAGCATTACCGGCAGCGCCCGGGCGTCGATCACTGCCTGGATGATGGCGGCGGCGCTCACGATCAAGCCGCCACTTCGGGGGCGCCGACAAACAGCGGCAGGCCGGTTCCTTCGGCCGCTATGACGCAGGCCCCTTTGAAGGCATCCTCGAACACCTCGTCATGGCGATAGAGGTCATAGAACCAGACGATCGCCGCGCCCTGCTTGCGGTACCGCAGCCGGACCACGACGCGGTAGGCGTCGCCGCCGTCGAACACCGGGATCCCCAGGCAGAAAAGGTTGGGCACCACCAGCTTCTTGCCTTCGCTGTCCTGATGCTCCTCTTCGAATGTCACCACGCCTTCGCCGGAATTGATATTCGTGGCGTTGATGACTCGGGCGCTCTCGAAGATTGCGAGACCGCGCGAAAGGGCCATCATCTTTTCGGGGCTGGCGAAATTGCCGTTCAGGAGGTCGCTCAACCGCTTCAGCTTCTTGTCCTGCTCGGACAGATCGCCCTGGAAAGTCGGCGCGGCCAGGATGTCGAGGATGCGCTCCTCGATGAAGGCGGCGAAGTCGGTCTGGCTCATCGCCTTGCCGTTCTGGCCGCTCCATGCCTGCCATTCGGGCGACAGCGGGAATTTATAGCTGGTGCGGTGCCTGCCGAACTGAGGCAGCGCCTGAAAATCGCAATCGTCGGCCACCGGCGTGATGACTTCCCCGTCATCGGAAATCACGGCCGGGCGCGGAAGGTTCACCCGCTCGTGATAATCGATCACCGCCAGCAAAGCGGGGGCGGTCTTGCTGGGATCGGCGAACAGGGCCGACTCGTCGGTCTTAAAGCGGTTCACATGGGCGATGAAGGAGTCGATATCCTTCATGACGGCCGTGCCTTCGCGGCGCTGCGGATTTTCGCGATAGGCGTCGAACAGTTTGTCGATGGGATTGATGGACAAGCCGCCATCGGCAAGCGGAAGGATCACCACCGGGGCGGTGGTGCCGTCGGTCGGGTGCTTCAGGTCAATCCGGACCGGGGCGATGTGGGTTCTCACCAGATCGGCGACGACCTGGGCAGTGTTGGTGTTGAATTCGGTTTCAGCAGACACGGTCGTTCTCCTCAAACGGCCTTCACGGAATCACGGCGCTCGCCGGTGACATCCTTGAACGGCAGGTTCTGTTGCTTGGGGTTGTTGCGAGACAGGCGGTTCTTGCTGGTGGTCCAGAACACCGACCGTTCGCGCTTGATCTTCGGGGTTTTCACGTCGAAGTCGCCGATGACGTCGATGGTCTGGCCGTCAAGCTGGAAGGCCAGCTTGATCGTCATTCCGGCCTTCGGCTTGTTGGTGCCGCCTTGGCGAGCGTCATTCAGCTTGGCGACGATCTCGGTCAGGGCCTCCGACAGGTCGTGGTGGAGGCTTCCCTCGTCGAGGTTCGCCACGAATTGCGAGAACGAGAGGATCTCGCCGGGCGAGGAGGACTCTTCACTCATTGCCGTTTTCCTTTGGTCTTGAGTTCGGGGTGAAGTGCGAGCACCGCCCGGTTCAACGCTTGTGGGGTGATCCCTTCAGCGCGAGCGATTGCCGACCAGGACTCGCCCGTTCTGGCGTGACGCGCGACGGCAAGCTCGACCATTTCGTCGGAAATGGCCTTGACGTGCTGAGGGCGGGTCTTGTGGAGGTGTTTCGGAAGCGCGCCGCCAGGGCTATAGCGGGCGATTGCGCTGGCGAGCGAGTCCCGGTGGGCATATCCGGCCTTGACCGCCGCATCATCCATCGACGCGCCGCCGTCGATCAATTTCAGGGCATTCGCGACACGGCCCATGGCCACCTTTCGGTGCCACTCTCCGCCGACATAGCGGCGTTTGTTCTGCCCGTTTTCGCGTTTCTCCGCAGCGTCATGCGGGGGCGGGGGCGGGTCGGGCAATTCGGCGGCGAGGGACGGCTTCGCGTCGCAAAGAGGGAGCGGGGCGATGCGCTGGATGGTACCGATCGAGCCATCACGGCGGCGGAACGTGCCGGTAGCCATCGCCTCGGCAAGAATGGCGCGTTCGACGTCACGGACCGGCGGGCGCTCCGGTCGGCAGGATGCGGCGGCGCCCATCACAGGCCCCCTTCGACGAGGTGGCGCGCAATAATCAGAAGGCCGACGATGGCAGCGCCAAGGCCGACCATCACCAGCGGGAGCCACTGCGATTCGCGGATTTCATGGAACCACCGAATCGGCACGGTCAGGATGATGGCGACGGTGGCAACAGCCACCAGCGGCAGCCAGCCGAGGTGGGCGGAAAGGGTTGTGGCAGGAGCTTCCCAAGGGGTGCCGTGGTGCCGGGCGATGTCCCGTGGGTCGAAATCGTCGCCGCCTGTCAGAAAGTCGAAGCGTCCCATGGTCAGGCCCCCATCGAAGCGCGGGCAAGGGCGGCGTAGCGATAAACCTCACCGGCGGGCTTGCGGGCGTGCTTGCGGTGATCCGGCTTTCCGCCAGGAGGAGCGCGGAACCCCTTCGGATTGAGCGCCATCATGGTGCAGAGCAAATCGTACCGAGCGCTATTCGCGGCGATGCTCTGGTCGTCGGGGCTGATGTGCAGGGGGATGCGGACGGTGTTGCCCATAGTCAGGATCTCCGAAGGAGGTTGAAGATGCGGCGTGCGGCCCATCCCGTCTTTCTGACACCGGCAAGGGGACCGGTCGGGGGCACGGGTTGACGGGGCTCGGCCCGCTGGGTCGCTGTTTTCGGCCGGGGTATCCGGTCGTGCTGCCGCGCCGCTGCGGCTTCTCCGGACGACGCGGTAACGTCGCCAGGGCGGAGGGTGGCCCCCGATGAAGTGGAGTGAGGGGCGACGCTCATCTTGGATCGCCCGATTCAGCCACCGCCCGCGCGGCAAGCTCGACCCTGTGCAAGCGCACGGTCAGCGCGCACGGGCCGATCAACAGGGCAAATGGGCCGCCATAGATCGCGAGCATCCCGACCACGCCGAGCCAGCGATAGCCGGGCCTCACCAGACCCCAATGGATCTGCACGGCAAACGTCAGCCCCTTGAGCATTCTTGCCCCTCAAACAGTCTGAGCAGGGCCGCCGCTGCGGCGCGCTGGTCTTCGGTGACGCCGACCGGAGCACGCCCGGCAAGCTCGACGATGGTGTTGAAGACGGCATCATCAGCCCGCATCAAATTGATGACGGCGACGATCCCCGGTAACGCCTTGCGCTGGCGCCACTTCTTGACCGCTCCGTCGGACACCCCGGCCCGACGCGCGACGTCCTTTGCGGCCGGGCCTTCAATGGCGGCGCAAAAAGCATCAGCGATGTGGTCGTCAGTAAGTGCGATCGACACTTTCTTCCCCATCAGGTGAGAAGACATTCCCGGCACCTCCGCATACCTTGTTGGCATGCAGATCGGTTCTACCGATTGAGGTGACGAAATGACCCCGACCCCGACCAAACGCATCCAGGCTTGCAAGCGGCGCGCAGCGGTGGGACGGGACGGATACGCTCAGACGACGTTGGCGCGTCGGGAGAGCGATAACGAGTGAGCAAGCATCGGGGCGGGAATGACTCCCGCCCCGGCTCACGCCATACTGGTTTCCTTCCACGGACCAACCAGCATGGAGATCGTCATGATCAGGCAAATTAAGGGGATTGGGGACCCGGCCTACTTCCCCGATCAAGGGACGGTGATTGCCCCGATGGGATTCACTGACGGATCTGCAATGGACATCGTGATCCCGGTCGATGAGGTGGGGCCGCTCGTGGCCTACTTCGCCGGACTCAATGACTTCCTGTCGAGCCAGGGCGTTTCCCCGAAGCGCGGAAAAACGGATGACTTCTACGGCCCGATCAGGGTTCACGGTCTTGGCTTCCAGGAAGAGCCTGAAGAGACGCTTCTTGTGCTTGACCTCGCTGGATGTCGTCTTGGGTTTGCATTGGGAAATACGCAGTTACGTTCCCTTGCACACAAGTTGTCGCAAGTGGCACTGGCACTATCCGCTGATCGGAAGAAGGCCCAATAGGGCGGCGGAGCAGGGTCTTTGCCCTATAAGTGAAGCGGGCGCGGGGAGGGGCGCCCATCACGCGGCCTCGCTGGAAGAGGGGGCGGGGTGAGCCATGGACTTGATTCTTTCGATCAACGCCCTGGCGGTTTGCTCCCTCGGATACGCCTGCTCTTTGTGCCAGCGCATAAGGGTAGTCAGGGCAATGCCCTCGGCCTTGCAGGCTTTCCGAAGGTCAACCCCAAGGTCGTCAGCGCACGCCTGGATCTGTTGGAGGTAGGTAAGCATGATGCATGTTTGCACGATGAGGGGGCGGTAGTCAATGCATACGTGCAGCGTGATTGCATTGCCCGATCAGTGCAAAATTGCACCCATGAGTGAGCGACGTCTGATTAAAGAATGGATGGACCGGGTTATCGCCGCGACGGGATGGTCTGCAGCGCGGTGGGCTAATGAGGCGGGCACCGCGCCATCGAACATTACCCGGCTTCGCGGTAACCCTGAGGCGGCCTCAATCCCGCGGTCCGATACCTTAGCCAAACTGGCTGCGGCAGTCCCGCCGTCCTTGGGAATTGAGCCGCCCAATTTTATGGGATGGAAAGGCGCGGCCTCTCCAGAACCCATACCGCCACCCGCCATCCACGATGACGCCTTCGTGGCCCATCCGGTTCCTGTTCCGGCGCTGTCCCAGCTTGCCCGAAACCTCCCAGTCTATGGCCTAGCCCAGGGCGGCAGTGACGGTGCGTTCGAGATGAACGGCAGCATCATCGAATATACGGAAACCCCGACCTCGCTCGCCGGGGTGCGTGGCGCTTACGGCGTCTATGTCTCAGGCGAATCGATGTCGCCCAGGTTTGAGCCGGGATGGTTGCTGCACGTCCATCCGCACAAACAACCGCGCGCTGGCGACAATGTCGTGATCCAGATCCGGCCCAAGGAAGAGCACGAACCGCCGCTGGCCTACGTGAAGACCTTGCTGTCATGGGATCGGAACGGCGGCCGTTTGGTTGTTCAACAGTTCAACCCGCCCAAGGAATTGTCTTGGGAGGGAGGGGATGTTGTGAGCGTCCATAAGATTGTCGGCGTTGCCTACGAGTGAGACCGCTGCTGGGAGGGCCTGATGATCGAAAGGCGTTACGTTCTTGCCATTGCAGTTGTCACGACCTTCGCCGCTTCATCATTAGCGCTCGGCGAACAAGTCCGGTCCAACGAGCGCGAATCCCCCGTCAACTTTACGCTTCAATTTGCACAGAAGCTGCGCGGCTTTCATTCTATCCAGGATTTGCGGTCTGCCGCCAAATCTGCCGGGAAATCCTCTCCTGACGGCGACGGGACATCATACCATTGGGTCGGTCTGGGCGGCCCTAGCACCAGCTATATGCTTGCCACGGAACGGCCCGGCCGGCCTATCGCCGTCAGCATTCTGACGGATGATGGCGTTGAAATAATCCAGAACAGCGCCGGTTTATTCGTTTGCGAGCCCGTTGATTGTCGGAGGAAATCGCCATGACCATCCGTCCTCTCGCCGCCGCTCTGTTCCTGCTGGCTACCTTGCTGGCATCCCCAGCCATGGCGCGCGGCCCGACGCCAGCCGAGGGTGCGTATTGCTGCAAGGTCTGCTCGAAGGGGAAGCCGTGCGGCAATAGCTGCATCAGCAGGGCCAAGCAGTGCCACAAACCGCCGGGGTGTGCGTGTGGGAGGAAGTGACCGTGGCCGAGCCCCTCGACTCCACCTACCTCGATATGGTCGATGACGTGGCGCGGCGGATTGCGGCATGGGATGGCCACGGCGATCTGACCGAGTTTGCCCGGCTGGTGTCAATCCTGGCCACCGCGGCGCCGAAGCTGACGGCGGAGGTCCGGCGGTTGAGGCGGGAACCGGAGAGGGATTGAGGAGTATAGGGATGAGAATGAGATGTATTAGATCAGGAAAAGCTGCCGTCGCTGTGTCAAGAATGACAAAACCATGACATCACCAGTTCTTTATTCAACCAATCCACGTTTCGCAGTCGATTTGACAGGACGGCATAGAAACCATGTCTATTTTGCTTGGGTATCGGAGTGGTTTGATCCCCGTATGGCCGCACACGGCTCCCCCGGTTCGATGATTCCGGCAAGTTCGAGCCCCGCTGAAATTTACGAGACGGCATGGCGCGATACAGTGGACCGACCGGACGATCACAGTCCGCTAATTAGCGGATATCGTAAAACATTTAAGCGTCTGGCTCGCGATTGGTATTCCAGGGGGATGATATCAGACACTGACCGGGATGAGATCTTCGCGGAGATCCGCGCGACATCTTGGACAATATGGACTCCGGTCGTATATGTTATCCCTAGGAATCTGGTGCAGTCACGGCTGATTCGTGTGCCCAGAGGTCAACGCGCCAGCCAGGGTGAAGAGTTGCAGATTCGCGATTTGCGGCGGCACGAATTTGACATTATCGAGGTGAGGAGGAGGTAGGCCATGCTGAAATCTCTCGCCCATTTGGATAAGGACGCCGCAGTCGGGGTGTTGGCAAGGGCTTGCCTGTCTTTGGATCAGCGCGGCAATCCATCAGCTGAGCCCGTCGTGGCAAATGAAATGGATATCCGATCACATCTTATCGCCGAGGCGCGGCGAAAGATTGGAGCGACCGAGGATGACGAATCAGGGGAAACTGTCGCCCGTCTTAGTGACTATCTGGATACTGCCGCTGATGAATTGACGGGGCCGATCGATACTGAGGCCGCCTTGCTGCGCTTAGCCGAGCGTGGTGACCTGCCTCCTGACATGTATGAAATATTTATCGATCCGCAACTGCTGGAAAATCTTGGAAAATTTAGTCTGCTCGAACGTGACTTAATCACCGCGACCATTCGATTGCCTGATAGACAACAACATTATGGGCGCGGAAACGACCCTAAAGACCAGCCACTGGTGTCAATGTTTTTCAGGGTATTTACCAACAGATTCCCTGCACGCAATTTCGGTCTTTTAGTAATTGCAGGCCGAGATGGAATGATGCTGACCGTGCGTCAAGCTTGGCGTATTTATGGCCACGTGATCGACACGCGCGCGGCAACATCACTTGTGTATATGGCGCGTCTATTCGCTGAAAAATTTGGCGCTGAAATAGAGGTTAATGGCGAAAGTGGAAAATTCTTCGAACTAAAGTCAATCCCCATTAACATGAATATAAAGCTTGTACTTACACCATGGAAAAAAAGGACGATAAACATTATTGAATTCAGTAAGGTTATTCCTAACACAGGAATGCGCGCTTCGTCCATGGTCATTGCGACTGATTTTGACAAATACAAGAAATATATAAGTGAAAACTGGATTGGTCGTGATGAAATTAATGAATTGAAAAGAAATTTGCCATCATCACCCCCGCCGCTAATTTAAGGGGGAACTATGACGGCTTAGTCTTTGCCATCGCCAGGGTGGTGGTGTCCCACTAACCCGCATCCCGCGTAAGCCCCCAACCCCGCCTCGGCGGGGTTTTCTTTCAGTGCCACCGCTCCCCCGGCTTTGGGCTTGCCCGAAGCAATTCATCCACCGCACGGGCGATCCGTCTCCATACCTCCCAGCCCTCGGTGTCTCCGGCCGACATCAACTCGTCGGCGCGCTGGGCAGCATGGAACGTCGCATCCGCTCCATGCTGATCGACCAGCAGCTTGGCTGAGCGCCAGATATCGGGATCGGCAATCATCACCGCGCCGCGTAAGGGTCGCTGTGCCCCTGGTGCGCTCGCCAGTTCTCGGCATAGCGGCGGGCGGTCGCCTCGTCCTCGATCACCAGCAGATTTTCTGCATTCGCCTTCTGGGCGCTCTGGCTGAAGTTGAAGCTGCCGGTGATAACCCGGTGTCCGTCGATCACCATTACCTTATTGTGAGCGATCTTCTCGACCCGGTCGATCGACAGCGGGATACCAGCCCGAGCGATCAGCCCGGCCGCAACCGCCCCCGATGCCCGGCAAACCGGCTTGTCTTCAGCGCAGACGTTCACCCGGTCGATTACCACTTGGACATCAACGCCGCGCCGTTTGGCATCGATCAGCGCCTTGACGATGGCCGGATCGGTGAAGTTGTACGCCTGCACAAGCGCCTGGCGCTGGGCCTTGCCGATCTGATCGACGATCACCCCCGTACAGTCTCCCCCGGGCGTGAAGCATAGCGCCTCAAGGCTGACGGTCTGTCCGGCCAGCGCAGGAGTGGCGGCAAGCAGAGCAAGGGCAACAAGAGCAGAGCGCATCCGATCCTCCGAACTGGGAGCCGAAATCATATCGCACCAACGCTGATCCGGGGAGTCGGGTGGCGATGCAATTCGGCTGCAAACGATAATGCATTTATGCATTGACTAACGATGCAAGTATGCAGCATGATCCTCACATCAGCCAACCCCGGCTGGCCCGCTCGCGGGACATGGAGAGAGACCAAGATGGAAAGCCAGTCGGACGTTTGCACAAAAAGCCCCGCTACCAGCGGTGAGGCCAACGGCGCCGTCATCCTTGGCGACACGGTGACCGATCGCATCACCGGCTTTTCCGGCGTCATCACGGCGGTGACGACTTATCTGGCCGGGACACCCCGCGTTTTCGTTGAGCCTACCATCGCGGCCGACGGTGCCTACCGCGAAGGCCAGTGGCTCGACATCGACCGCGCCGTTCTCACCATCTGACCGCTCCGCCCAGCCAACCCCGCATGCCGTGCGAATCGGCAGCGGGGCCAGAGGAGTCAGGGGCGATTGGCCCCGGAATGGAGGGAAAAGCGATGACCACCACCCGCACCACCCGTGGACGCCTTGACGACGGCAGCGCAAATCCGGTCGATATCCATGTCGGAAACCGCATGCGACTGCGCCGGACGTTGCTCGGACTCAGCCAGCAGGCATTGTCCGCCGCATTGGGGATGTCCTTCCAGCAGGTCCAAAAATACGAGCGCGGCGCGAACCGGATCGGCGCGTCCCGGCTGTTCGATCTGGCCCGGGTTCTCGACGTTCCGGTGTCGTTCTTTTTCGACGACATGCCCGATGCGGTGTCCAATTCCAGCCCGGCCCGCGTTGTCACCGGAGACGCGGTCTCGGTCGTTATGCCGATCGACCCGCTGGCCCGACGGGAAGTGCTCGACCTTGCGCGCGACTACATGGCGTTGCCGCCCTACGCCCGCCACAGCATCCGCAACGTGATCCGTGCCGCCCGCGAGGCGACGGCCCCGACCACCCTGGCGGCGGAGTAAGGGCGATGGGCACCCATACCCAAGGCCCGTTCCGCGTCGAGCGGCGCATGTCAGATCGGTGGATCGTGCCGGTTGACGGCTCGACCGGGAGCCAGCCGCTCGCGATCGTTGCCGCTCTGTGCGAGGCGTATGGCGGGGCTGCCGCATCCGATGCCAATGCCGCGCTATTCGCGACGTCGGACGAAATGCTGGATGTCCTGGAGAGCGTTATGGCCCGCTGGGACAAAGCCGCCGATGCGGACGCGCCTGAATTGGGAGCGAGACTGCGGCGCGTCGTGGCCCGGGCGCGCGGGGAGGTCACGCCGCTCAGCACCTTCGAGCGCGTGAAGAACATTCTGGTCGAACACCTTGGCGTCGATGAAGACAAGGTGTCGCCCGAGGCCCGGCTCGTCGAAGACCTTGGCGCCGACAGCCTGGACGAGGTCGAACTCGTCATGGCGGCCGAGGACGAATTCGCCCGGGAAATCACCGACGACGAAGCCGAAGGGATCAAGACCGTCGCCGACGTGGTGGCGTTGATCGCCCTCAAGCTGGTGGAGGTCTGAGTCCACCCGTCTTCGTCAGGCCATCAAGTCCGACATCAGCCGCCTGTCCCGCACCGGCAGCTACTGAGCAACCAAACCAACACCCCGATGGGAGGGAAAGATGGCTTATCTGTCGAAGGACCTGTCGGTCCTGGCCTATGCCAACGGCTTCACGCTGTGGCACTACACCACTCCCGACGCCGCCGCCATCGTCGACGCGACCGGCTATTTCAACGCCGCCGCGCCGATGCTGCGGGTCGGCGATATCGTCATCATCAACGCCTCAGGCGAGGCATCTCAGCAACTCGTCACCTTCGTGATTGGGGGTGACGTAACGCTCGCCTCCATGTGCGCTACCGCGTCCACCGCGTCCACCGCGTCCACCGCGCCCGATCTGGCCGCCGAGAACGCCCGCATCCGCGCCCTGTATCTGGAGGCCGAGTCTGCCCTCACGGACTCTCGACGTGAGGGCGACCGTCTCCGCGACCAGAACGCCAAGCTGGTCGAGGCGCTGAGCAGCATTGTCGATAGCGCGAATGATCTGCTTAACGAGATGGCCGCCAACCCGAGCCGTCAGGGGAACTGGGGTGGGCTGGCCGCCCATGTGCGGATGTCCCTCATCGCCCTCGCCGCCGTGAAGGAGGGCTGACCCATGCGCCTCCCCGAGTGCAGCCCCTCCTCGCTGCCGCGTCAAAAGCGGCCAAGCAATCCGAGATCGGTCCGGCGTGGCCGAAAGGAGGGAAAAGTGGAGAAGTACGACCCCAATAAGACTCTACACGATAATCTGGCTGCATTCGGATTATCCAGCAGACCCGGAAAAATCTCCGGCAAGCGCGCCATCTTTGACCCGACGACGGGTAATGATTTTGGCGAAATGGATGCTTTTGAGGCCACTAATTTTATTGTGTCGCGGGGAGACTGAGATGCTGACCAGCACCTACAACTTCACTTTCCCCCACAAGATCATCGATGCCGGTCTGATCCTGCACGAAGACGCCGAGATTGAGGGAATTGCGACCTTCACCTATTCGCCGGCCACCCCGGACAGTTTCAACACGGCTGCGGGCTGCTGGTATCCCGGAGACGCCGCCGAAATCGAGATTACCGAGATCGAGGTCTACGGCCACGCCGACACCAAGCAGGCGACCCGAGGCGAATACCGCCGCCTGCCGACCTCGTCGCCGCTCTGGCAGCCCATCGCCGACTGGCTGATGGAGCGCCAGAACGAACTGATCGACGACGCCACCACCCCAGTTGCCGCGCGCGAACCCGCTTCCTTTGGGCGCGGTGACTGGCTTGACGCCGTCGCAGCCGAGTAGCCGACATGATCCTCACATTCAACCAACCCCCATCCTCCGATGACGATTTCATCGCAATGCGAGCCGCCGAACGGTGGCTTTCGGAAAACGGGTACAGCGTCGGGTCGTCTCAGCGTGGGTCGCCACGGGGAATTAAGCGCGGCCAGTGGCTCATTGCCAAGTGGCGCGGACTCTCCATTGCCGACCGAAGCGACCTTGATGGCGTGATGACCGGCGGTCGCGGCGGACCCGTCACCATCGAAATTTATGGAGGCAAATGATGCCCGCTCCCACCGAATCCCATCGTGCTGTGGTGATCGACATCCTGCGTCGGCCAGACGAATATCCCGAAAGCCTACGCCCGCTGGCCGAGCGCGTTTGCCGCCAGTGGTGGCCCAACGTCGTCCCGCTGCGGCGGCGCCCGGTCAGCAGCTTCCAGCCCGAGGATTTGCCGCCATGCGCCTAGCCGACCGCCTGCTGATCGTCGAGGCCGGGGCGCTCGTGGTGCTGTTCGCCCTGTTGCTGGAGACGATGCCATGACCGAGATCGACATTGCCGCCCGGCTCAGCCGGGCGACGGGGCCGGATCGGGAACTGGACGACGCCATCGTCGCCGCCCGCGCCTTCGTCGAGACGGAGGGCCGGGGTAATGGCTGACCACGTCACCTATCACCGCGAACTTTACCAGGGCAGCGAGGAGTGGCATGCGGCCCGGTGCGGCATCCTCACCGCCAGCGAAATGAAGCTGATCGTCACGCCGACTCTGAAGGTCGCATCGAACGAGAAGGAACGCGCCCACCTGTATGAACTGCTCGCCCAGCGCATCACCAAGTACGTCGAGCCGCGCTATATCGGCGATGACATGATGCGCGGCCATGACGACGAGATCTATGCCCGTGCCGCCTATGCCGACAAATTCGGGGTTGAGGTCGAAGAAGTCGGCCTCATCACGAATGACCGATGGGGCTTCACGCTTGGATATTCCCCGGACGGCCTTGTTGGCAATGATGGCCTGATCGAGATCAAGAGCCGCCGCCAGAAATTCCAGGTCGAGACGATCGTCGAGAATATCGGCGTGGATCGGGGCAAAACAATCCCCGCCGATTTCGTGATCCAGGTTCAGACCGGGATGCTGGTGAGCGAACGGAAATGGCTCGATTTCATCAGCTATAGCGGCGGCCTGCCGATGGCGACGATCCGCATCCACCCCGATCCGAAAATTCAGGACGCCATTCTTGCGGCCGCGACCGCTTTCGAATCGCGTCTTGCCCTCAAGCTGGCGGCCTATCACGACGCCGTCAGATCGAACCCGCGCCTCGTTCCGACCGAGCGCCGCACTGAACTGGAGATTGCAGCATGAGCGCCGACCTGAGCCGGGCAATCGTCCCGAAGAGCGACCAGTTGAACGCCGACGACCTGATCGCTGGACCGCGAACCATCACCGTGTCGAAAGTGACCGTGCAGGCCGGAACTGAACAGCCGGTTGCCATCCACTTCGAGGGCGACAACGGCAAGCCCTGGAAGCCGTGCAAGTCTATGTGCCGCGTCTTGGTGAATGCCTGGGGCGCGGACGGGGCGAATTACGCCGGACGCTCGATCACTCTTTTCCGCGACCCCGCCGTGAAGTGGGGCGGAATGGCTGTTGGCGGGATCAGGATTTCGCACCTGAGCCACATTTCTCGGCAGTTGGTGATGGCGCTGACTGAGACGAAGGGCAGCCGCAAGCCGTTCACGGTCAATCCGCTCCAGCAGGTCGCGCCGGTTGAAACCGATTTACTCCAGCGGATTGCGGGCGCGCAGACGGTCGAAGATCTGGAGCGCCTGCGACCGGAGATGCGGGGAAACACCGCTGCTCTTGCCGCCGCCAAAGCGAGGGCTGAAGCGATCCGCGCCGAAGCTGCCAAACAGCAGGCCCGCGACGAAGACCCCTTTGGCCTGCCGCCAGCCACCACCCTCTCCCCCGAAGCCGCTGTCGGTCTGGCCCAGATGCAGGCCGCGACCACCGAAGCCGAGCTTGAGGTGGTGTGGGAAATGCTCGACGTCGAAGTGTGCCGCCAGATCGGGGCCGAAGCGCACGAATCGGCGCTCGCCCGGGTGCGCGGCGAACTCCTGGGCGGGGAGGGCGCGTGATGTTGCTCACCGAAGACAAGGCCCGCAACACGACGTGTCCCGTTATTCAGCCGCCCGGCCCGTGCATCGCCTCCCAGTGCATGGCGTGGCGGTGGGCGGACACGATCTGGGCCAAGCCGGACGGAAGCCCTGAACACCGTTCGCGCCAGGATGGGACATATAGCGTCCGCATCGATCGCGGCTACTGCGGCCTCGGTGGGCATCCCTATCCCGCCTTTGTCATCAATGCCGGAGGCTCGAAATAGCCATGTCCATCATCTTCTTCGACACCGAAACCACCGGCCTCCCCGATAAGCGCGCGGACATCGGAGCAAAGCACCAGCCCCACGTCGTCCAGTTGGCGGCGCTCCTGACCGATGACGACGGAACCGAGCGGGCAAGCCTGAGTCTGATCGTCAACCCGGGCGTGCCGATCCCCGAGGGCGCGGCCCGGGTGCACGGGATCACCGACGACGTTGCCACGCGGTTCGGCATTCACCCCAAGCTGGCCGCCGTCGCGTTCAGGGGGCTTGCTGCGAAGGCCAACCTGCTGGTGGCCCATAACATCGAGTTCGACCTGTTCTTGATGGCAACGCTGTTCGAGCGGCAGGAACTGGAGGCGGCGCTTCCCGAGGAACGCTTCTGCACCATGGAAGCGTCGGCCCCGATTATGAATCTGCCGCCGACCGACCGGATGATCGCCGCTGGATTCAATAAGCCGAAAGCCCCCCGTCTGGAGGAGGCTTATCGCCACTTCTTCGGGCTCGATCTGGTCGGCGCGCATGACGCTCTGGTCGATGTCAGGGCGTGCGCTGAGGTGTTCTTCGAACTGCGGCGGGAGGCATGACCATGACCGACACCACCCCCACCGAAACACCCGACGCGCCGTGGATCGAACCTGCAGAAGATCCTTGCAGGTTGCCCCAGGCCGAACGGCCAGAAACCGCCGAGCAGCGGGTGATTCGTCTCGCCGAGGCGTTAGTCAGGGCAGGCTTGGCCAACAAGATATATGCGCTGTACATCATCGACGCCGTTATCAAGTCTGACCGCGATGCCGGGTGCGATCCGGAGGTGCTGCGGGGCGATATCAGATTGCTTGAGCACGAGCTTGCGCGACAGGCTGAGATTTGGCAGGTGCAAAGCCGGTTGATCAGTGAGAGCAAGTCCGAGCGCGACGAGGCGCGGGCCGAGGTCGAGCGGCTGAAAGCCGAAAACACCGACCTGCTTCGTGAGCAATCGAGCCTGCAATACGACGCGTCGATGGCCCGAGGGTTACGCGATCGCATGGCCGAGATGGTCAAGGAGGCCAATGCCGCCGAATCCGACCGCAACGACCTCGCCGCCCGGCTGGCGGTGGTGACGGAAGCGGCGCAGGAAGTGGACGCGCTCCTTTTCGAGGAAGGCGGCGTCCCGTCGTGGAATATCCTCCTCGGGAAACGTTTGGACAGCAGAGCGCCGAGATTGAGGGCAGCCCTCACCGACATCCCCGCCCGCGCGGCGGCGATGCTGCGGGTGGTGGAGGCGTTGCGTAATTTGCTTGCGGCGGGAGCGGATGAGGACCACGAGCCCGACCACTACGATGCGGAGTGCCCCGTTTGCCCGGCGTGGGCAGAGGCAAGAGCCGCCCTCGACGCCCTGACCGGGGAGGCGCGCCATGGGTGATTTCTACATCGTTGATTTACGCCCACAATTCCGGGGGAACCCCTACATCACGCTCTGGCGTCCTGACAATGCAGGCTATGCCTACCCGATCCCCTGGGCTGGTCGCTATTCCAAGGACACTGTGGACGCGGCCCCCAGCTACTACGCCCACAAAGACGGCAGCAAGCGGTACGTCCGCTTCCCGGTCCCTTGCGATGTGGTCGAGGCGTTGGCTATCCCCAAGCCCAAGCCGGGAGTAATCGACGGCGATACCGGACCCGTGCTCATCAATAACAAGGCGACGCGGGATGCCCTGCGCGCGGCGAAATACCTGCCGATACCTCAAGCCGAGGAGGTGCGCCATGTCGGCTGACATCATCCGCCTCGGTCCGCAGCAGCGCGTCGTCTGCCAGTTTTCGTGCGGTGCCGCCTCGGCCGTGGCAACAAAGCTCGCCATCGCGGCTCATTGGGGGAGGAATGAGGTGCTCATCATCAACGCGTTTATCCGCGAAGAGCATCCCGACAACCGCCGTTTCCTGGCCGACTGCGAAAGGTGGTTTGGGCGGTCGATTACCGTCCTGGCAGATCAGAAATACGGGGCCTCGACCGACGAGGTTTGGCGGCGAAACCAATTTTTTGCGAGCCGACACGGAGCGGAATGCAGCCGCGCACTCAAGCGTAAAATTTTGGACGCTATTAAGCGCCCGGACGACGTCATGGTTCTCGGCTATACCGCCGAAGAGCAAGACCGCTATGACGATTTCTGCGAGCGCTGGCCCGACTTGCACGTCAGCGCCCCGCTGATCGACGCCGGACTGGGCAAGGCCGATTGCCTCGCTATGGTCGAGCGGGCCGGGATTGAGCTTCCGGCCCCGTATCGGCTTGGCTTTCACAACGCCAATTGCATGGGCTGCTGCAAGGGCGGTGAGGGCTATTGGAACAAGGTCCGCCGCGTCTGGCCCGAGCGCTTTAAGACCATAATGGAGATTCAGGAATCGATAGGCCCAGGGACTTACACCTTCCGCGATCGCGCCACCGGCGAACGGTACGGCCTCAAGGATTTGCCACCCGACAAAGGCCGATACGAAGATGAGCCCGACATTTCGTGCAGCTTTTTCTGCGAGATCGCCGAGCAGGACATCCGTCGATTGGAGGCCCCCAATGTCCGATAAATCCGCCATCGAATGGACCGACGCCACTTGGCAGATCGCGTCCGGCTGCTCTCCGGTCTCTGCCGCCTGCCGTGGGTGCTATTCCGCCCGCCTCGCCGGGACGCGACTCAAACACCACCCGCGCTGCCAGGGCTTGACCCGGCAGGCCGAGGACGGTCGCCACGTCTGGACCGGCGAGGTGCGCTTGCACCCCGACCAGCTTGACCAGCCGCTCCGCTGGCGCAAGGGCCGCCGCATCTTTGTCGGCGACCGCACCGACCTCTTTCACGCCGCGATCCCGGACGACTATATCGACCGGGTGTGGGCTGTCATGGCGCTTACGCCCCAGCACACCTATCAGGTCCTGACCAAGCGGCCGGAGCGGATGCGGGCGTATGTCGAGGGGATCAAGCCGAGCGGCGGAACCCTCTGGGATCGCATCACCGAGGCAGCAATGGATATCGGCTACTCCGTGCGCGGCTATCGCGGCAGCGGCGGACTTGCCGAGCGCCCGCTCCCCAACGTCTGGCTGGGCGTCAGCATTGAGGATCAGGCCAGCGCCGACGCCCGTATCCCGCATTTGCTTGCCACCCCGGCGGCGGTACGGTTCGTGAGCGCCGAGCCGCTGCTGGGGGCGGTGGATTTGGAGCGGTGGCTGAGCATCGCGTGGCAATGCTCGTACTGCGGCGGCTATTTTTCCGGCCGCCACCGTGGGACTTGCCCCGATTGCGGCAAGGTCGGCGGATGGTGCGGGAGCCACGCCTTCAACGGGCGCGGCCGGAAGCCAAACCGGGTCTTCCCCTCGCAGTCAGGACGCGGCCTCGACTGGGTCATCGTCGGCGGCGAGAGCGGTCCGCACGCCCGGCCGATGCATCCGGATTGGGCGCGGTCACTGCGGGACCAGTGCGCGGCGGCGGGGGTGCCGTTCCTGTTTAAGCAGTGGGGGGAGTGGACGCCCGGAGAGCGGCTTGACCACCCTCGCGATTTCCCGGCCCGCGACGGCCGGTCAGCGGTGCTATCCCCTGGAAATCAGGTGATGTACCGCGTCGGCAAATCCGCCGCCGGTCGGCTGCTCGACGGGGTCGAGCACAACGGGATGCCGGGGGTGACGCCATGACTGACCTCCGTGACGACTTTCGCCGGTGGCGAGCACTAGAATGGGCGTTCCGCCTTGGTTTTGTCATCCACGTCATTGCCGCCGTATCCGGCATCGTCTCTTGGTGGCTATCCGGAATGCCGGGGGTGGGACATGACTGACCGCCCGATCAATCTGCGCGACTTCGAGGTCCGCGCCCTGCTGGACGGCAGGAAGACCCAGAAGCGGGTCGCTCTCAAGAGCGTTCCGCCGATGCCGGACCCGAACTGCCACCCCAATAACAAGCCGCGCCATGATCGCCCTTACCTCGATTCATATTGCGGGGAGCGGCCCACGCCAAGCAACCCGCGCGGCATGACCGACCGCTGGCTCTGGTGGCAGGTCGATGATCGGGCGTGCTTGCCAGAGTTCAGAGTGCCCTTTGTCCCCGGCGACCGGCTGTGGGTGCGGGAGACGTGGGCCGTTGGGAACATCTATGACAGCGTGCGCCCGCGCGACATCAACCCCGGCGGCAAGCCAGGCTGGTGCGGCATCAGATATGCGGCGACGCAGGAGCGTTGCGGCATAAAGGACCGCCCCTCGATCCACATGCCCCGCTGGGCGAGCAGGATCACCCTCCTGGTCGAGGCGGTGCGGGTCGAGCGCCTCCATGACATCAGCGAGGCGGATGCGGTCGCGGAGGGCATCTACCCTGCTCCTGGCGGTATGTGGAGCGGTGTCGAAGGACAGGCCGGAACGACCGCAAGGGCTGCCTTTGCTTTGCTCTGGACCGGCATCTATGGCCCCGATTCCTGGACCGCCAACCCGTGGGTGTCCGCCATCACCTTCCGCCCGGTGTTGGCCAACATCGACCAGATCGAGGTGGTGGCATGAACCGGGGAAAACTGATCGGGGCGGTGAAGCAACGGATCGCCAACAAATGCGGATTGTCCCCGGAAGACTGGAGCATGGAGGCCGAATCTGCCGTCACCGCCGTCCTGGCCGAACTGGAGCGGCAGGGCGTTGACCTAAAGGGGTGGCAGTTGATCGAGGCGGCACCCAGGGATGGGTCGTTCTTGCTGCTGTTTGCCGCAGACTACCCGATCATCGCGCGCTGGCTCGGGAATGGATGGTATTCGGGTCCGCTCAGACTGCGCGATGTCACCCACTGGCGTTCGCTCCCCGCCGCCCCGCGTGAAAGGGGCGAATGATGGACGGTTTCTGGGCTGCCATCCTGATCTGCATCGCCTTTGTACTTGGCTGTAATGCCGAGAACTGGGCCATGCGCCGTGACGCCATCCGCGCCAATGTCGCCCATTACGACGCGGCGACCGGCGAATTCAAGTGGGGTGCGCGATGACCGACACCCCCGACAACGTCGTCAGCATCCACGACGCCACGCCGTCCACCGGGATCAAATCCTTGGATTGGTCCGACAAGCGCGCCAGATGCCAGCACGCCCGCGTCCTGATCTGGGAAAAGGAGCCAATCGCCGAATGCAGGGACTGCGGCGCGATCCTTGACCCCTTCATGGTCCTGCGGCGGCATTGCAATTATTGGCGGCAGATGACCGCGCCGCTGGAAGCCCAGAAGGCCGGGCTTGAAGCGGAGATCGCGGGCCTGAAGAAGGCGCTCAAGGCGCTGAAGGGCGAATTCGCCACCGAGGCCGAAAAGCGCGCCGCGGACCGGGCGTTGCACATTTGGCCGGGAAGGAAACCGAGATGA